ATTATATATAATATATAATATATAATGGAGACAAATATACCTAAAATAATTTTTATTGTTCCATACAGAGACCGTAGACAAGAAAAATGTATTTTTTCTGTTTATATGAAATATATCATGGAAGATTATGATAAAAATGATTATGAAATTTATTATAGTCATCAAACGGATAATAGACCATTTAATAGAGGGGCTACTAAAAATATAGGTTTTTTAGTTATGAAAAAGAAATATCCTAATGATTATCAAAACATAACTTTTGTATTTAACGACATCGATACGCTTCCTGTTAAAAAAAATACATTTGATTACGCAACCACTAAAGGTATTGTTAAACATTTTTATGGATTTACTTTTACTTTAGGTGGAATTTTTTCAATAGTTGGCGGCGATTTTGAAAAGTGTAATGGTTTTCCAAATAATTGGGGTTGGGGTTTGGAAGATAATGCAATGAACGATAGAGTTTTATTAAATGAATTTATTATAAATAGACAACAATTTTATCCACGCGACACAAGAGAGGTTATTCATTTATATGATACACCAAATAGAATAATTAATAACAAAGAACCAGGAAATTATAGTAATAAAAATTTAAATGATAATTTGAGTAATATACATGATTTAGATTACGTTATTGTCCCAAATACAACAGGAGACGAAGAAAATAACGGCACATTACAAAATATTATCAAAGTAAGCACCATTGAGCAAAAAGAATATATGATAAATATTTCTGCGTTTACAACATTTATAAATCCGGCAAATGAAATTTTTTACACGCAAAATACTTTCTATAATTCAACATTAATGCCACAGTTGTATGAAACTACAACACACAAAAAAATGTGGTCATTAAGTAGTCGTTTTTTATAAGGCTAATGTTTGATTAACACTATTTTTTGGTTTTAAATAAATTAAATCTAAATAAATTAAATCTAAATAAATTAAATCTAAATAAATTTAATCTAAATAAATTTAATCTAAATAAATTTAATCTAAATAAATTTAAAGTTAAAAATAACATATTATCTAGAATGCCTTATATTTTAGAAGTGCAAAAAATTGCTTGGAATTATAAAAGTCGTCATATAGGATATATGAATAAAATTTTTGAAACACAAGAAGATGCTTGTGCTTATTATAATAAATTTAATCAACATATGATGCCATTAACTAATAAAAATAATCATTGTAGTGATTGGGATCCAACTACTTTCTTAATGTATATTGTAAGAGAGCATTTTTATGAACATTTACATATAAGCACCTTTTGAAAATAGTAATAAAAATGAAAATATGAATGAAAATATAAATGAAAATATAAATGAAAATAACAATAATTCTCTATAGGAATTTTATCTTTATTACTTCTTATATATTTTTAAATGTTTTTTAAAGATTAAAACATTTAAAAATATTATTCAACAGTTACAACTTTGGCTAAATTTCGCGGTTTATCTGGATTTAATCCTTTAGCAATAGAAATTTCGTATGCCAATTTTTGTAATAGTACAGTCATAATTATTTCATTATAATAATCTATTTTGGGTAATACTATATATTTATCTTCGTCTATTTGTAATTCATCTATAACATTTTGGGAATTTGTTATAACAAACAAATTTGTTTCTCTTCCATATATTTCATAATAAGTGGATTTTATATTAGCATAATTTGTAATATCATTATAATCAATTAATAAAAGAGTTAAGTTTGTGTCATCTAATAACGCAAAAGGTCCGTGTTTTAACGAACTTGCTGAAAACCCCTCACAATGAATATAAGTGACTTCTTTTATTTTTAACGCTGCTTCGCAAGCTATTGAATATAATTTGTACTTACCTAAAATAAATATACTATTTATTTTATTAATAGTATTAATAATAAAGTCTTTTAAAATAGTAATTTTGTTTGTAATTTTACTATCATCTAACAATTGTGTAATATTGCTTGAAAGAACTCTTAGACAGTTGAGATTTTTTATATTATTTAATTCATTATTTACAAACCACATACTAATTAGACTTAAAACTATTAACATACTAGTAAAAGACTTGGTTGATGCTACACTAATCTCTGAACCAGCGTTTAAATATACACCACAATCGACTTCGCGCGCTATTAACGAATCTACTTTATTTACAATTCCCATTGTTAAACATTTTTTTAGCTTACATATTTTTAAACAATTATATACGTCTATTGTTTCTCCTGATTGTGATAAAAAAATACATAAAGTATTAGAGTTATTTTTATTATTTGGTAAAATATTTTCGTTAAATTCACAAGCATTTACACTTTTAACATTTACAAAATAGTTTATTTCATTAAAATAAATTTCTCCCGCTATAGCAGCATTATAACTAGTTCCACATCCAATCAAATATATAAACTCAATCGAATTAATATTATGTATTAGACAGTCAAGACCTCCCAATTTAATAATATTATTATTAATTCGTCCTCCATAATTATATGCTTTTTGTATTGTTTCTGGTTGTTCCATTATTTCTTTAAGCATCCAATGATTATAATGTTTTTTAGCATTATGAAAATTTTCATAAATTACTTTTTTTATAGAATACTCATTTGTTTCATCCAAAAATTTATAGTTATTATTATTAATTTTTACAATATTATTATCACCCAATGGAATATAATCATAAACCAATCCTACGAAACCATTTGTTTCAGAAGCACAAATTATATAATTAGTATTATATCCTAAAAGTAATGGAGAACCTTTTCGCGTTATATAATATGTGTCTGGTATTTGTGTATAAATAATAACAAGCGCCCAAGTTCCTTCTAGTTCTTGTAAACTTTTTTTAAGTGCTTCCTCGAAATTATTACTATTACTTAGCGTATAATATTCGATTAAATTAGCAATAACTTCACTGTCCGTATCACTGTAAAATTTATAATCTTTTGCCAACAAGAATTCCTTAATAACTAAGAAATTATTAATTATACCATTATGAACTAATATAATATCTCCATTTTGTGAAAAATGGGGATGCGCATTATAATCCGTTTTTCCACCGTGTGTTGCCCATCTGGTATGTCCTAGCGCAAATTTAGAAAACAGGTTGTTTTCCAGATGTTTTTTTTGATATATAGTTTTTAATAAATCAAAGCAATCTTTTTTTGAAGTAGATGCCTTTTTTAATATATCATGTTTGTTTGTATTAGAATTTATATAACATATTCCCATTGAATCATATCCTCTATTTTGTATTAATTCTAGACTATTAAAAATATGATCCAAAGCATTCGTATTTTTTTTAGAATATATAAATGTTATTCCACACATTTTTGAAATAATTAATATATTTGTTAGTGTTATAGTTTTAATTATTATTGTTAATTATTATTGTTAATTATTATTGTTAATTATTATTGTTAATTATTATTGTTAATTATTATTGTTAATTATTATTGTTAATTATTATTGTTAATTATTATTGTTAATTATTATTGTTAATATTAAATTTTAAGCATATTAAAAATCTTCTCCGAATTCAAAAGTATTTACTTTTGAATCTTTTGTAGCCAGAGAATATTCACTCACGCGATCTTCAAAAAAATTTGTTTTTGTTTCAATGCTTATATTTTCCATCCATTCAAATGGATTTTTGCTTTCATAAATTTTATCACCACCTAATTGAAGACTTAAACGGTCTGCAACAAATTCAATATAATCTTTCATTAAAACTTGGTTCATACCAATTAATCTACAAGGAAGTGCTTCAGTAATAAATTCTAGTTCAATTGTTACTGCTTCGCTAATTATTTCTTGGATTTTTTGTTTTTTAAGCGGTTTTAATAATTTACTATGTAATAATACAGCAAATTCAGTATGTAATGCTTCGTCGCGAGATATTAATTCGTTAGAAAATGTTAGTCCAGGCATTAATCCGCGTTTTTTTAACCAATAAATAGCACAAAATGCTCCTGAGAAAAATATTCCTTCAATACAAGCAAACGCGACCAATCGTGTGGCAAAATTTGATTTTTTATCATTTATCCATTTAATAGCCCACGCACCTTTTCTTTTTATACATTCATATTCGTCCAAAGCATTGAATAATTTTGATTTTTGTGTTTTATCTTTTATATATGTATCAATTAACGTAGAATATGTTATAGAGTGAATATTTTCCATAGCAATTTGTAATCCGTAAAATGCTCGCGCTTCACTAAGTTGAACTTCGCCCATAAAACGAACGCCCAAATTTTCTAATACAATACCATCGCTTGCCGCAAAAAATGCCAAAATCATAGATATAAAATGTCTCTCATCATCGTTTAAATTTTCCCAATCTTTATTGTCTTTTGATAAATCAATTTCTTCGGCTCTCCAAAATAAATCTTCCGCTTTTTTATACATTTTCCAGATGTCTTGGTCTTTAATTGGAAACATTACATAACGACTAACGTCTTCTTGTAATAATGGTTCTACACTATTTTTATTCATCCTAAATAATATAAGTATAGATTTTTATATTTTTTCAATATATATTTTATATTTTCATATTTTATATTTCATAATTTATATTTTATATTTTATATTTTCATAATTTATATAATATGAACTTCAAATTACCTAAAAATATTATCTCTAATAATATTGTAAAAAATGTTTTATATTTAGTAAGTTCAGCATTGGCCGTAAGTTATATTATTAATGAACAAAGTTTAGCACTTTTAAGTTTAATACTGATTGCTTGTGGAGTATATGTAATGAATAAAAGTCTTGTTATTGCTTTGTTTGTGTCAATTATAATTACTAATTTATTACTATCAATGAATTATTTAAAAGAATCTACTATAATAGAAGGACTGGAATCAAAAGAAAGAGTAACAAAACAATCTAGACAAGAAGAACCAGAAAAAGAACCAGAAGAAGATAGAGCAAAAATTAAAGAAAAAACTATAAAAATATTAAAATAAAAATATTAAAATAAAAATATTAAAATAAAAATATTATTCTTTTTATGTTAAATAATGTATGTATGAATTTATATTTATATTTATATATAAATATAAATATAAATATGAATATAAAATTCATATTTCCAACAAATATTATTTCTAACAATGTTGTGAAAAATGTTTTATATTTAATAACTTTAGCATTAGTCGTAATTTATATTATTAATGAAGAAAATATAGCACTCCTAAGTTTATCACTAATTGCTTGTGTAATATATGTAATTAATAAAAATATTGTTATTGCTTTATTTACATCCATTATTATTACTAATTTGTTATTAGCAATGAACTATTTTAAAAATAATTCATTATTAGAAAATGTTCAAAATATGAATAATTGTTGTCCTGGACAACCATTTTACAACACTAATCTGATAACATATAACACAATAAGTTATAATACAACCAATAGAGCTACATGCGAGAGGATTGAAAGAGATATATCCATAAATATTCCAACTGGTGAATTTCAACGGGCACAATTTTTGGAACTATTATATAGAAATAGTGATTATATGAAAGCAAAAAGCATATGTAATACAATGAATGAAGGTAATTCTATTTTTAATATGAAAGGAACGTTATTTAAAAAAATCGATACCAGTGTTAATGTATTAGATGATGTAAATATATTACCTAAAGATATATTAGATATATTAGCATTTAGTGATATTAAAACTAGATTAGATGAAAGTAATTTAAGTATTTTAGAGTCTGCAGTAATCGCACCATTAGAACTTATGAACACTTATTTATTTGATACTTCCAGAGATACAAATTTACAAAGACCTGTAAATATATCCGATTTAACGGGTCCTCAAAGGACACAATTAATAAGTATAAAAGATATTTTAAAAAATTTATTTGATTCATCAAATACAAAATCATTAACAAAATTAAATACAACTTATACTTTGGTTAATAAAACTAGCTATTTACCCGTAATCAATACTAATATTGGAACATCTTATATATTACAACCAGACCAATTTATTGATTGCTCTGGTACTGTTAAAATTAATAATATTGGAACATTTTCACAATCCAATATAATAGAATTAAGCAACAACGATTTCTTTGGAACGTCCGGTATTCCAATTGCTCGAGGTGGATTAGGAGATGCTAGTTATAATCCTTATGGAACACAAACACCATCGGACTTATATCCAAGTAATAAAGATTTAGAACTGGAATTGCGTAGATTAGAAACGCTACCATCATCGGGAAATGTTCCTGTCAATATTATAAGTACTTATTTAAGCGCAATAAATACTTTTTATGAAAAACAAATACAAAATTTAACAAGTACTAAAAGTAGTACTTTTAGTCAAACACCCATAAATGATATATATAGTATTAGAACAATGAAACCTACATTTTTTACATATGATAATACTTCTAACAATAATACTTATCAATGTGAAAATAGCATAACAGGAAATTCAGCATTTAAATATTGTGGTCCAGCTGCCTATTATGAAATCCCAAAATTTTAGACTATTTTTATTTATAACTTTTTAATTCATAAATTCATATATGTTATATATTATATATATATATAATATATAATGTATGGTTACGATCCTATATTTTTAGAAAAAAGATTATTAACTGAATGGTTAGGTGAATCGGAAGATAACATTTTAGTAATTTTTGATAAGCAAAAATTGAGATTTTCTGCGTCACCAAATGATAGCATGAAAAATAAATCACAAGACAAAGTTTTTTGTTTAAAAAAACAATTTTTGTTTAATCCAGAAATAAAAGACATATTTATAAAGTGTATTGTAGAAAATGACCAACTTATGGTTAAAAAAACATATGCTAATAAAACTACTTATAATAACATAGGATATTATATTAATAAAAATGTGCTAATTGATATTAAAACTATTAAACCTTCATTACATAATAAGCGCATTTTTAAAGTTTCAATAAATACAGAAACTATAGATACAGGTCAGTGGCATGCGGCAGGAGAGAATATGTATATTTCAAAAGAAACTTTAGCATTATCTAAAATTGGACTATTTAAATTTAAAAATAAAGAAATAAATGTAATGGATAAAAAAATTACAAAAAAAAATATACCCTATAAAGAAGACGTTTATTTTGAAAAGTTATTATCAAAAGCATTGTATGATTATTCTTTTAAATGGGACGGTCCAATAAATGCTTATTTACGATTAGGTCTCCCTTATTTTATAACTCCTATTTTTAATCAAACATATAGAGTTTATGGAGACACTAAAAAAGATGCTTGTCAAGCAATTTTAACTAAAATACTAGATTTAGATAGAGCATTTTTAGAAGCAGCACCAAGACATGAAGACTCTGTAAAAGTGTATTATAGAGGAATGAAACAACCTTTTGAAAATTTAGTAAAAGAAGGCGACTCAATAACAGTACAAAATTTTATGTCTATTACTACAAACTTTAAAGTAGGATTAGGATTTTCAGGAATAGGAAAAGTTGGACACGCCAAATGTTGCGTATATAAAATTTTACTATCAAATGGCGTACCATATATAAATATGGTAAATACAACAAAATACAAACATGAAAATGAAACATTATTACCAAGAAATTTAAAACTAACTCTTATAAAAAAAGAAATATTACCACATCATTTTTATGGTGAAATTCCAGTAATAATTGTAAGAGTTTCATTACAAAATAACGACCAATTTAAAATTCATAATGGTTGTAAGAAATTTTATTTAGGAAAATTAATTGGTGTTAATTCGTCATATTTAGACTTAATTAGTAAAACTGAAACTGAAACTGAAACCAAAACTAAAACTAAAACCAAAAATGAAATAATTGAGCCTACAAAAGTAATGCCAGAAAGAAAGAACATAACAAAGAAACAAAAAACAAACTTAAAACGTTGCCCCAATGGAACTCGTAAAAACAAAATAACAGGTCTATGCGAACCAATTATAACAAATTCTGTTATAAAAGAAAATAAACCATTAAAACAAAAAACAAAATCTAAACGATGCCCTAATGGAACTCGTAAAAACAAAATATCTGGATTGTGTGAAAAACTGAATAAGGTCTAAATTCTTTAATTCTTTAATTCTTTAATTCTTTCTTCAACATTATTATTTATATATATATTTATTAATAATAATGAGAGATTGTTGTGCTAGCACAAAAAGAGCCAAAAAATGTAAAAAGAAAAGATGGGAAGTTGTTTAGTCTTCCGCGAAAATTTACCAAGCAAAGATGCAAACATGTCAAAGGGTTTACAATGCGTTCCTCGTGCGCCCCATATAAATATTGTTAAGAGAATAACATCATATAACTTAGTACCAGAAACTTAGTACCAAAATAAATAACCGATGCTAAAGTAATACCTATTGCTAAGGATCGCCCACCATCAAAATTACTGCGAAAAAAAAAGTTCATATAATTTATAAATTAGAAATTATATAAAGATAACTTCAAGAATATGTAAAGTTATGAATAAAGTTGGAGCAAAATCTAGTATATATAACCCAGATACAAATTCTGTAAAGTATGTAGATGATACATATAATGGCAAATCATTTTTTAGAAAAAATAGTGGTAAGCCTAATATCTTCTTAGCATATTCAATAAATATGGAATTTACTATAGTTAAAATATTAATGGAACATTCACATCCAAATATTGTTTATTATTATGACATTAATAGTAAATATGTTGACATGGAACAAGTAGATACAGAAAAATCAAATCCCTTATATCAATCTGTTATGACACGCGAAGAATTAAATGAAATAATAGAAACAATGAGTAAAGTAAAAGACTTTTTACAAGCACTAGGAATTATGTATATAGATTGGAAATTTGATAATATGGGAAAATCTGTGGAGGGAAAATATAAATTATTTGATTTTGATGCGTCTGGACTAATTGATTTAAAAACGCAACACTGGAAACTCAAAGCAAATCCTATAACTTGGAGTTATAGACACGCAATTAAAAATGGAGCACAAACACCAAAAGAAATGGATGATTGGTCTTTTAACCATAATATTATTGAAGAAGGGGAAAAACTTATAAACGCATAAATGAAAAAATTTTACCATAAATAAATATGACTCAATATTTTAGCATTATAATAACCTTTTGATTTTCTTTTTTCTAATGCTATTGCTGTTCCTCTTTTTTTGGTCCCGGAATGCCGATTAAAATAATTTTGCATACGTTTGCGATCATTATGATTTTTATAAGCATATAATTGTAAGGGTGTTCTGTCCTTAAATTGTTGATAATCAGATGCGCCAAAATGTATCTTGCGTATTTTTTGTGTTGTTTTATTTTTAATATATGCTGTATATTTTTTTCCTGTTATTTTACTTCTCTCAAATTTTATAATTTTTTCATGCATATTTTATTTTAAATTATATATAGTAAAAATAAAATAATTATTTTATGTAATATTATGTTATATTATTTTATATTATTTTATATTATGTTATATTATTTTCTACAATAATATAAGATACTATTATGAATGTTCCTATCAAATATTTACCCAAACACATAACTAAAAAAGATAAAAAAATAATAGCAAATGAATTGAAAAAATCACGCAAAGCTTATAACAAAAATAATTATTATACACGAAAACATATTGCGTCATATAAATCAAAACCTTCACAGCATATATTAAATGTTAAAAAAATATATAATCTTACTAACTTGGTGGTTAATAATAATCTCTCAAAAAAAACAGGATGTTCTATAAATTCATTGCGCAAAATTGTAAGTAAAGGACAAGGTGCTTATTATTCTTCTGGTTCTAGACCGAACCAATCAAGTCATAGTTGGGGACTAGCGCGTTTAGCCAGTTCTATTAGTGGCGGAAAGGCATCCGCAATAGATTATAAAATATTAGAAAATGGGTGCGGCAAATTATCAAAAGCACTAAAATTGGCAAAAAAGGCAAAATTAAAATACAAATATGGAACACATAGAGTAAGAAAAACAAAATTAATATAATTTAGCAAAAATATAATTTAGCAAAATATAATTTAGCAAAATATAATTTATTTAGAATACACTAATCCCGCAAAACCATTTTGAAACAATAATATGTTATATTTTTCTTCTATAACATGTAAATTATAAGTATATTTGTAAATACTAGTAGGGTCTTTTGATACTCCAATAATAGCACCTGTTTCTTCATCACAAATGACTGTAAAGTTTGAACTTATAGGATCTATAGGAGGATTAGTATAATTATTATACTCAAATTCAATTGTTTTAAATAAATTAGTATTGAATGCACCGTTTGGTTGTAGCGTAAATGGATCAGTGGTCAAAGAAAAATTATAACAATATAATCCAATTTTTGAGCATGAACCATTAGATTTATTATATTTTTCTAGTTTGCTAAAAACATTACTATCAAAATCTTGTTCTCTATATTTACCATCACAAATTATAGCAAAATTTTTCATTATTTCACATTGATTGGTTTGCGAGTATATATCTGGACTATGTCCTGTTATATAAATATTTTTTGACACATCACCGCTATAACTAAACTGTGGACTATAATATTTATATAGGTTATTAATTTTAAGTTTTTCTAAATCATTTGGAATTTTGTCTTCATATAACCAATTTGTATAATTAGACCATTCATTGCGCGAAGCAACATCACTTCTTTGAAAATACCACATCCAACTAGTTATTAACCCCTTGGAATCTATTTTTATTTTACTAGACTTTATTGCTTTTTCAAAATTATATTCATTAATTTCTCGTATTAAATAAGACTGAGTGTTTTTAGCAAAAAGTGTTCGTTCTGTTTCTTCCAAAAAACATTGCGTACATATTAAATGAACATTACTATTAATAAGTGTGTTATAATCTCTATAACTATCATCTGTGGTGATTAAATCTTTAATGGGTGGTGGATGTATAAATCTTTTAAATTGGTAAACTAACTCGTTTTGATTTGGTTGAATTTGTGGAAAATTATTATATGGTATAGGAATTATTGAGTTATTATATAGAACATCTTTTATTGTATATAATTCTATAATAGGTCTCAATGTAAAATCAATAACCAACTCACTATATTGAAGACATATTAATGGGAACGCCATTAAAGATGAGACAGAAAACCAACTATTTATTGGTATATATAAGTTATATTCACGTATTGATGGTTCAATATTACTTATATCAGTATTAACATCATTAACATTAAAAGCGTTTGGATAATTATTATTTCTATTATTAAAATTTGCCGGGTCATTTAGTTCGCTAATATTTCCGGTCATTTTATCAAATAGTGCTTTTTTATTGGCAACATAATCTCGCTCTACTATATTTTGTAAATAATGACCGCTAAATTTTTGTATTGTTGTACCATCAATTGTTATATTAACTTCTTTAATTATTTGGCAACCAATATTTTTAATCCATTTGAACTCATATGGTCTATACTCGTTAGCAAACTTTAAAACTGGACTCCATATTTTAGGTAATTTTATTACTAAGTAAATATCCATTAGTAAATCTCCGTAACGCATCATTTTGAAACTGTATTTGGAAATTTTAGTAATATCTAATTCGGTTTGTCCTACTTGATCAATCCTAAATTTTTGTAACCCAAAATTAGTATATTTAGAATATGTCGACTTAAAAAAACTTTTAGTTGGATTACCTGTCAAAATAATATTTTGAGTTCCTAGTGCTATTAGATTTAATAATCCGCCTGCCATTTATATTAATTAATATAACATTATAATTTTTATTTATGTCATAATTTATTTTAATTTTTTATACATTTTTATTCTTATGTATTTTTATTCTTATATAAAATATTTTATATAAGAATAAGAATAAAAATATATATAGTAATTATAATATAGTAATTATAATTATGGCAGAACCAATTACGACACCCGCCACAATGAGGGAAAATATTTCTAACGGTTTTAGGCAAGCAGGGAGTTATATATATAACGTATCAAGTATTATAAAACTAACAATATTACTTATAACGATTGGAACAATTGTTGTAATTGCTTGGATTTTTGGTCAATCAGAATTATTAAGTAAAGCATGTGACAAATTGAAAAACCCGACTATAACAAATGTGTCTTATTTTAGTAATTCAAATAGCATTCTAGGAGAGGCTAGTGAGAACTTTGACAATCCAGCATATACTAAATTAATTAATTACCATGTTAAAAGCGCATACAATTGTTGCTGTGGCGATGGATATAAAAATAATTTTGTTGCCGTATGTGCTTTAGAATATTGTATTGCTAACGGTTGTAGATTTTTAGACTTTGAAATTTATTCATATAATAATGACCCCATCATTGCTTCATCAACAGCAATTGATAATTATATTAAAGAAACTTATAATGCTTTGCTATTAAGCGATGTTTTGACTATTATAACTGAACAAGCGTTTGATGCAAATAAAACTACGTGTGCTAATGACCCGTTAATATTAAATTTTAGAGTAAAGAGTACAAATATAACCATGTTAGAAAAGATGGGTAATTTATTAGAAGAATATTTAGGTAGTTCTAATGGTGATTTTAGTTTATTAAGAAATTACACACCTATTAACTTATTACATGTTAAAATGAAAGATTTATTTAAAAAAATTATAATTATTTGTACTTTTTATCCTAGTTCTAATATTCTTCTAAATCCCAACTTACTAAAGTTAAAAAATTTAATTAACTTGGATGGTAAGGGCGAACATTGTAATACTCTTAGAACTAATGAAGTAATTGATACCGAAAGCACGGAGTTTATTAATAGCGCAAGAACAAAATATATAATAATATTGCCACAATTAGATAACTCAACCAGTAATTTTGGTAGTAAGAACTTTTTTTTAGCTGGATGTCAAGCAATATGTATGAAGTATCAAACCAAAGAAGCGGCGACTGATGTAGAGGGGACTCTAACATTTTATAATAATGAGTTTGGTGTAGAGAAAAATAAAAATTATTCTTGGAAATTAAAACTTACTGGCAGCAGACAAATTTGACTCCACTTCCAAATACAAATAATACAGACCCAACTACAACTACAACTACAACTACTACTAGTGTTCTTGGTAGTCCAACTGCTACTCTTACAGCAAGTACTTATACTATTGCCAGTGGAAGTTCAACTACTATAACTCCTGAATTTACTAATGGAGCAAGAGTAACCATTAATAGAAGTACAATGCTAAACGGTTCTAATATTATAAATAGCAATAGGACCGCTATTACAGTGTATCCAACTATTACTACGCAATATACTTTAGATGTGACTAATAGCATAGGAGATATAGCAAGTTCAAGTGTTACTATTAATGTTCCGGATGGATATATATCGACATAGTTGTTTAAAATATAAATCTTTCAAAATTTATATAGCATAATACAGATAAATATGAAACTATTGCTAAAATAATTACTGTTAGCCATAAAGGTACTATTGTTTTATTTTTATAACCTATACCGAATTCCCGAGGTTTGCCATTTTTATCAAATATTATATTTGGTTTGGATAACATTATTATAGCAAATAATAGTAAAAATACTATTATTGATACTAAATTTATATTTGTTACAACAAATTGTCTTAACATATTTAATATTATATTATATTTATAATATTAAATATTACCCTTATTAGAATTATTAATTTCTAGAGTTTCTATATTTTCTAGAGTTTCTATATTTTCTATATTTTCTAGAGTTTCTATATTTTCTATATTTTCTATAGTTTCTATATTTTCTATATTTTCTATATTTTCTATATTTTCTATATTTTCTAGAGTTTCTATATTTTCTATATTTTCTTTTATTGTTGCTATTTCAAAGCAATACATGTTAAACCCAATAAAAAAGTGAGGAAAAAAACACTAATATATTTTATAGAATACACTATTTTTATTAGTTTCTTTGCTTAGTGGCCCGTCGTTTAGTTTTTTTTCTTCCTTGAGCAAGCGATGAAGCTGGAATATAAAATGCGTTAAAACGGCGTACCGGTACTGGAAGGTTCGTTCCTCTAAGTTTATTCAATGGTTTGTACATTTTGTCAGTTACTAATTCAATTTGTCTTACTATTATAGTACGTTCTTCTTGATTTTCTGGTGGGAAGTTAATAGCTAACATATTTTTTAATACCTCTAATTCTTGATATAAGTTTGATACTTTTAAGAAATCATCTATTGTTCTATCGGGTGGAAATATTTCTAATATATTATTTTTTTTATCAATCATCGAAATTAATGTTGGATTAGGTCTTTTTAAAATTGTTGATAATTGAATCAACATAGTATAAAAGTTTGCAAGATTAGTTATATAATGTTTTCTTTTAATCATTGTTTTTGCGTCTGTTTGTATTTTTGATGCCGCATATGTTCTAAATATCTTGCTTGATATGTCCCGATGTTTCCCATCAAACATATTAGCCAATACAACTTTTGTGTCTAAAAAACTCTTCTTTGTTCCTATGTTTCTTTTCTTTTTTAAAGTTTCGGACATTTTATATTAATAGTATATTAATAATATGAAATTTTTATAATAATATGAAATTTTCTACTTCTTTTTCTTAAATGTTAATATTGTCTGATTTTTATTTTTCACATTCTCTCAAAGTTTATTTTAAAAATTGAGAATATATATTATTTATTATATGAATACTATTAATACTATTAATACTATTAATACTATTAATAATATGAATAATATGAATAGTATTACTACTATAATAACGAAACTTGTTAGGAAAAATGTGGAATTTAATGCTTGCGAATATGTAGATGCTCTTTTATTAACACATAAGGCATCCCTTCTAAGTAATTATAAAGACACTATAACTTATGATACATTATGCAGCCTATCTGAAAAATGGATACAAGATAAAAATATAATTGACCAAGTAAAATTTAATAACTTTAGTGATTTACAACACTATGTTGCCGATTTATTAACAAAACCAGACATATTAAAGCAACGCATTAAAACATTTAATGAACTAATTAGTACAAGTACTATAAAATTTGAAAATATAGTAGCTATTTATATTTCAGGAAAGAAAAATACGCACGAAAAAATAAAGAATTTAAATAAAAATATAGATAGCAAACATGCCAAAAGCGATTTATATATTGAATACGAATGTGGAGATTTTGTAGGATGGTCTTGTAAGCAAAGTGTTAACGCTACAAAATCTAATTATAGTGTCCATAAAATTTTAGGACCGCAAATTTCTAATAAATTAAATATTATAAAGAAAGAGTTATTAACAAGTAATGGATTCCCTAAATTTTCAAAGCAAGACCGAGACTCTGTAAATAAATTGTTTTATCCAAATAGAGAAAATGTATATTGGACACAATTGCGCCTTGAGTTAGCCAATGCCAATCAATTAATTATATCAGTTTTACTTGATTGTTTATATGGAGCAAAAATGCATTATAATATATATGAATTTGATGGAACAAACATTACAAATATTAGTAATCACGCAATAAACATTAATAAAGTTATATTTGAAGAATATGCTCCTTATTATATGACACATAATGGAGAATTTAGAAATGCTGCGAAATTATTTTATAGACTATGTGTTGATGAAAAAAAATATCGTGTTGAAATAAGATGGAAGGGCAATATTCATAATGCTTCGCCTCAATTTATGATTCACAATGCGTAATGCATAATGCGTAAAATATAGTAATTAAATCATTGCGTAATGTTTCAATGTTGAACTAACAACATTAAATACATTTTCCACATTTACACTATTTCCTAATTGCTTATAACTTTTTTTATCGTCAATGGCTAATTTGAAATCTTCAGGAAATGATTGAAGTCGAGCACATTCACGAGGTGTTATATAGCGCTTCTCTTTTCCATAAATAGGAATTTGTGATATTGCTACCAATGTTGGAAAATATTTACATTTTTTTACCCTTATTCCAGACTGACGAATTTGAATAAAATGGTTAAAGATACTCTCGTTTTTTGTAACAGGTCCTGCTTGCCATTCTAATTTTCCAAAAATTTCACGTTGTTTTAATAGCGCTTTATGTTTTGTATACCAAGTATCTAAAATAATATAATATTTTTGAACTAATGGGCGATTTTTCTTAATATAGTCGCGCTTCCATGGTGGGAACGAATTTAATTGCTCTTCACTATAATTAATAAAAGCATCATTAATCATTAATGTAGGAGTGAGTTTTTCTCCCACGTCCATTTGTTTAATAATTTCGTCCCAGGCTTCCAATGTTTCTAAAACACTTGAATTAATATAATATTTTGGAGACACATTTTCACTATTTATAAATTTATTAAAATCAATTGTTTTTGGATCAATTGTTGGGTTTAGAACAATATTAGGATTTTGAATAGTTGATGCTTGAAATGTCTTAAGAACACATACAAAATAAACGCGCTCTCTTTGTTGGGGAATTCCATAATTATGTGGCGATAATTGGAAAAGTGTTAAATTATAACCAGTTGAATCTATTTTTTCTTTAATATAGTCAATTACTTCACCAGAACTTACTTTTAAAATATGCTTTACATTTTCTAAAAACATAAATTTTGGTTTCTTGACTTTGGCAATTCTAATTATTTCATCAAATAATAAACCTCTTGAGTCTTCAAAACACTTCTTCTTACCACCATTACTGAACGCTTGGCAAGGAAATCCAGCAGTTAATATATCAAAATCTGGGAGTTCGCTTGGATTAATTTTTTTAACGTCTTCAACGGGTTTTATTCCATAATTATCCAAATATACTTCACGGCAATCTTTATCAATATCACACGCTAAAATACATTTTGCGCCCAACTTTTTTAATGCTTGATGAAAACCACCAATTCCACAAAATAAATCAATAAATGTTAGTGGTTCTTTTAAAATTGGTTCCATTTGTATTTTATAAAACTATTATTAAATTATTATTAAATTATTATTAAATTATTTATCAATTTTAATAATAATTTTATTAATTATATTTTTTAGAATTTTTATTTCTTTGAGTTTCTAGATTTCTTTGAGTTTCTAGATTTTTTTGATTTTCTAGATTTCTTTGAATTTCTAGATTTCTTTGAATTTCTAGATTTTCTTTTTTTCGTTTTTTTCTTTCTACCTTGTGCGCTAGTTGTATCATGTTGTGCTTTTCTATAATTTCTATATATTCTATGTTTATAAATTGTAGAACGTGTGCTAGAACTCGCAGCAGTCGTAGCAGTCGTAGCACTCGTAGCAGTCGCAGCAGTCGCAGCAGTCGTAGCACTCGTAGCACTCGTAGCAGTCGTATCAGTCGTATCAGTCTTAGCAATGTTAGCAATCTCCACATGATTTTCTATAGCGTCACATATATTTTTATTCATTTCACTTAAAAGTATATGAACAGAAGAATTAGAAATTCTAATAAAATGAACATCATTATCATAAAAAATATTATATAATTGAGGTATTGATAATAATGAATGGAGGGAAGGATTATGATAATAATAAAGGGGAGGAACAGAATAAACAATTGAATTCACTTCATATTCAAACGATATACCTTGTTGTTCTAATAGCATCCATAAAATGTCTTTGATAAACTCAATGTAATTACTACCAATGGCCGTATTCTTACGACGAAAATATTTACAAGCGTTATATATTAATAATCTTAATAATTCATAATGTTTTTTATGATTTTCTTCATTATCTATGAAAGATAGTTGACTTGCCACAAAAATATGTGTTGTTCCTTCAAAGCACCAGTAATTTGTATATGGTGCTTTACGATGAATGTTATGATCAGTCAAATATTTTAAGTAATGTTTCTTATATAACTCATTCAAAAAGTTAGAAGGTGAGAAGTCAGTCATTGTATATTATTATAGTATATAATAATAATAAAATACTTTTTGTTATTATAGTATATTATAATAATAATAAAATACTTTTTGTTATTATAGTATATTATAATAATAAAATACTTTTTTGTAATAATAAGTTATGTTTTAAATTAACTTGTTAATCATAGTCTTCATTTGGACCATTTGCGTAATCCCCATCTTCCTCATTAGCATAATCATAATCATCATCATCTGGGATATTATTCATACTATATTCTTCGGCATCTATTGCTTCATCGTTTAATGTTTGTTCATCCATTGCTAAATCATATAACTCTTTATTCATTGCCGTAACATTATTGTTTTGTTGTAATTTTTTCTCTTTTATTGCTTGTTTTTCCATTGCTTCACGCTCTTCGTCATAGTTTTCTTTAACATATTGTGTAATACCCTTTTGCATTCCTTTATTCCATTTTTCTAACTTATTATTTTTCAAAATATTTTCAATTTCGCGCTCTTCATCGGAGAGATTTTTAAGAAAATCGGTAATTAAATCTTTTTCTTTTTCTTTTGCCATATTAATTTTGTCTTTTATTTTTTTATAACCATTATTAATTAAATTATAATGATTATTCATTATACTTGAATATTCCAGTATATAAGCTATGCTATTTTTCATGAATTCGTCTTTGTCATAATCATTTATTTGTAAATCTTGTACTTGTAACAAAAACTCGGGAGAATCGCCAATAGTCAACAATTCATTATATAAATTATAAAATATATAATTATAAAATAACATTACTACTTTTTCATCAAAAACACTATTAATTTTTACGGTTTTAGACGAAGAATATTTGCTCATTAGAAATTTATTATATAAAAATACTGGCATTAACTCTATTAATATTTTACATCTATTTGAAATTATTTTGAATGCCAGCAACAATTCTGGTCGATCACTGAAATTATTAATAGCATTATAATATTTTTGCATTATGTTATAAATGTCTTTGTTATGAATATCAGATAATTTCCAATGTTTTGGAATTGCTCCATAGTTTACGTTTTTATTTAAAATAATAGATGGAAAAATATATAAGAAATTCAAAATATAATTTTGATAAAATTTAATATTTTCCACATCAATAGTTAGTTCTAAGTTTTGAGAGAATTTGGCAAAATCACTTTTACTAATATTGGATTGCTTACTTATTATTTGTAATATATTTTGCTTTAATAATAATACCGATTTTCCCAAATAATTTTTGAAATTACGAAGTTCCAAATTTTCACTACTTACAATAGAAAAGTTGTCTAATAAACCTTCCAATTTACTTACAAATTCATCATCTAATTTATAATAACTATTTTGCGCATAGGATTCTATTAATATACGCATAAGTTCAATATTATTTATAATGGGATAATCTACTGCTATATGTATTATATTTTTCTTACTTATAATATGTATTAATTCTACAAAAGAAGAAAAATTATAAATTTTACCATCACTTTTGAGAGACTCTATTATTTCTTTTAATTGTTTAGTATTATCAAACTCTAGTGGTTTATCCAAGCATAATCCCTTTAATTCTTCATCAATTGGTAATAAATTGGCAAAATTACAAAAATAAATAAATGCTTTATAAACTAATTCTTCACTAAAACTTGTTGTTTGTGGAGAGACTTTCTGTTTAGTATTTTCTTGATTATATAACTGTGGTGCGTAAGTTAGTAAATCAATGCTATTTAATATATTATTATAAAACTTAACACTTTTATTAGTTGTTTCTATTGAATTATCCTGACTTATAAAATATTCAATAGTATTTTTTCCCGAATTACAGCATGCGTTTTCTAAAAATGGATTATCATTAGAATTTTTCAATAAGGGAGTATTTTTTTTAACAACATTTTGGATTTTTTCTATAATATAATAACTAGAAAATATTGCCTTCGATTCTACAAGTTCTTTGATATTATTTTTTTCTCCACGAGAGAAGGTATTATATAACGTGGTTTTAAAACCATCATCTAGTGCGCTTATATTTTCAGACGAAATCTTAATATCATATAATGGAGGATTAAACGTGTGCCAATTATTTATAGATAAATATTCTGGTATTGCGTCATCAATTACTTCTTCTGATAATAAGTAGCCACGTTTTTTATTTAAATGAATTACCAAGTCTTTGTTCGTTATAATATATCTCTCAATAAATGCCTCCATTTTTTTTATAATAGTAGATTCAGACATTTTTAATATACTATTCCAAGGTTGAATTGAACTTTTGATTTTATTTGCTATACAAGCAATATATGCAAGAGTAGTTTTGTCTTCTTCTCCGTCTAATGGATACCCTTTAAATGATTTAATACAACCAGGAAATGTCTTTTTCGAAGTCAAAGATGGAATATTTATTTGTATAGCGTAGGCTATAAAAGTAAGTGTTAACAATAATAAAGACGAATTATATGTTTCTTCATAACTCGGCATTGCCTTTACTTTGCCTTCTTTTTTAATAGATTTTAAAATAATTTCCTCATATTGTTTTTTTGTTGGAATATTTGAATTTTGAATAGTTAGTACATTATTTATAATTAGTTCGTGATTATGTAGTATGTTAATACCTATCATTAAACTCATTGCTTTTACTATATTTAATATTATTTGGGTATTTGGATTCAATGAATTTGTTTTAGTTAATTCTGAAACTTGAACTCCAGGACCAATATTATAATCACTCTCTAGAACAGCCCGTGTTTGTAACTTATATCCTTTTTCATCATATCCATCGTCACTATTAAATTCAATTGATTTAATAATATAACCACTATATTTATCAACCCAATAATTATTGTCATCACTTAGTGTTCCTTGTGTTGCACATATATAATCTAATTCTTTAACAAAATCTTTTTTGTTAATAAAAGCATTTGCCAATTTCAATAAAAATAATGGCATTAACGGTTGTCCTGTTTTAATACAATATAACATATATGGAATTTCATCCTTAATTGCTTCTCGTGTGAAATTTATACAGAATTTTTTTATTGTAGAATATTTAAATGCTATATCCTTCATTTTCAATATTTCATCTCTCAATTTTATATATGGAGATATTACTCTATTTTCCTGACTAACATTAGGATCCTCCAAACTTAATAAATAAGTATTTGTAGTTTCTCTCCTTTTTTTATTTATATTTGTAAGTGCTTGAATTCGCGCTTTAGAATTTTCATAATTGGTATTTATTTTACCTTTAATATCTTCTATACTTAAATCGTATTTATTTTCAAAATTTTTCAATATTTCATCTACTTCTTTATTTACATTTGTCTTTTGTGCGTCGGCAAGTGAGAGACATTTATCATCTTTTGATATACACTCTTTATTTGAATCGCAAAAAATTTGATTTGACTCAATGTAAAAATTATCTTCAAATTTAGGATCTATTATCCATACATCATTAGTTCGTAAATAAACATAATTTTTACCACTTCCCTTGTCAACTAAAATGGCATAGTCGCCATCGCTAATCTCTCGTTTTTCATCTAATATTGCCTTTGCTTCGCGAAAAGCTTGTGGTTTAGTTAAATTCATAACACTCATTAATTTATTTGCTAAGAAATCTATGAAATGTTTTGTGTCCATATTTGCTTTCTCTGTTTTGTATTCATTTAATATGCTATAAAAAGTATTATCATATATTGAATCAAAATATATTAGTTTATTATTGTCATTTTCAAGAGATTGTAATGTATTATATTTTTTAGATAATACATATTTAATGCATGTATTTTGCATGCTATCCAATTCGCCTTTTAATATGTCTTTTGACGAAACTTGTAGGTCTTTAGTTTTAGTGTCTTCTTCGTCTTTAGTTTTTTCTTTTTCTTTTGTATATGCTTTTATAAAATTTTCAAGTAAATTACCAACTATTAAATCCATTATATTTTTATTAATACTTTGCATGAAAAATTCAGCACTATCAATCTTAACTATATAACTGTATAATTCTTCATTATTGTTAAATTGTTCTTCGTTAATTTTATAAAAATTAAACAATTCATCTTTTAATTCTTTTGTTAAAAGACTAAATGAATAAATTATATTTGCTTGACGGTCACTAGGTTTTGTAGTCTCTCTAATGGTTCTTATAAGATTTGAAAAATTGGATTCTTCATATTTGTAATTTTTTTTATACAAATCAATATTTGATTTAATTATTTTTTTTATATTTTTATAATCTACATTGTGTAAATTATACAAATCTATATTTAATCCTTGTAAATCATATATAAATTCTAACAAATCATATTTGCGATTTTCTAATGAATTTGGTTGATATGTGCCAATGTATTCTTTAATAAACGAACTGTTTGTAGGTATGAACGATTCTAGTAAATAATTCATTTTTTCTAAATATGGAAGTTCTAGTGACTCGTCAATACTAAAATTATTAATAGTTTGTAATAAAGTATTATTATGAATATTAGCATGACTATTTATAAAATTTGTCTTGTTAGAATCTTCCAAAATATATTTATTGTACAGCGTGTTTTTATTTAATAATTCATGGTAATTAATGAAATTAAGATTCAAGTTTGCCCTATCACATATATTTGTATAAGGACTATTAATTTTAGAAAAATTAAATAAAGGCAATGGTAGTGTAAGAAATCCTATAATATTTACAAAATCATTTGAAACCAATTTACTAATTTTATTTAATTTCTTATTATTTACATAGTAAGTTTCTAACATATTTAATCCGTCGCTGTATACATCAATCATAAACCGATTTTTTGACAATTCGCCTTTAAGTATGCTATAATTATAAAAATCATCCACAATAGAGTTTACCATTTCTATTTGCGTATTTACATTAATATTTTCCTCATTATAATTAGAATAATTATCTAATAATTTAACTAAAGACTTTATGTGTTCTTTATAATTATTTATTTTTTCTTTTGAACTGTTATTTGCCCAATTTAATGCTATTGTATTTAGTGTTTCTATAAATTCACCCAAGTGTTGATAATTATACGCGTCGTCATCTTGTAAATGTTCTATAGTGTCTGTTTCATTTATTATTAAATTACGAACATTTGATAGCACCGGTAATATGTAATACAATTTTTTATTTAAATTAAATATTTGTTCTTTTAAATGTTTATAATGTTCCCCGCGGTCCTCTATTAATGAAGGATTATTATTTGCATCAAAATAAGAATATACGCGTCGCAATTGTTTATAATAATTTATTTCACTATGAATTTGATTAACTACTTCTTCTGTGCGTTGCTCTGGCAAATAAGCATTTATTAACTTGTCTAAATAATCATTGGTTTGCTTATCTAAACTATAACGCTGTTCTCCTTCTGAAACGTTTACTTCGTGTTCTAAATCGTCTAGTTCTATTCCTAATTCAATACTATCTATTACTATACTTTCTAGGTCTGATTTATTAGTATAGGCTTTTAAATCGTAGTCCAATTCTTGTGTATCATCTTGATTTAAGAACGTTTCTTCTGTTTCATCGAGTGTTAAACTGGATTTTAATTTATCTTCTTGTGAAACTAACAACTTTGTTTCATCCAATTTTTCACGAACTATTATTTTTTCAATATTTAGATGTTCTGGAATACCAGAGTAGGCAAAATCAATATATAATAAATCTTTATCTGGTAATGTAGTAATTTCTATCATATCATTTTCTATGTTAGTAATAATACCATTTACTACTTTTGGTATTGGTTCTCCAAAGTAAATAGAAATATATTTTCTCATTTCTAAACTATTTTGAACAATAAAACTTGGACTTTTATGCCTACTTAACAATAATATATTTGCTATTGATTCTTCTTCTAGTTTTCCTGACGGGGATATATTTAATGTAATTACTTTCTCAGCATTTATTAATACTATTTTTTCGTCATTAATAAATTTAATAAAATATATTTTATCATGTAATGATAAGTTTGAGGGAGCATTAAATTGGATAATATCTCCCAATTGTAATTTAATATTACTTGTTGGAGGTTGTTCCTCTTGTTCCTCTTGTTCCTCTTGTTCCTCTTGTTCCTCTTGTTCCTCTTGTTCCAATTTACTCATAATAATCTTATATTTAGTATAGAAATTAATATAATTTTAATATTATTTTCGGTTATATAATATTAAAGTTTAGTTACTAAATATAATATTCAAAAGGTTTAAAGATATATTATGATGTAATATTATTATCCTAGATTGATTTCTATGGTATCTATTACAAATTCTATTAATCTTAATGTTACAAATGTATTAAACAACGAATTCAATTATTTTAATATTAAAAAATATACTTTCAATAACAATGAATATAAAATTATTAGGCACATCAAAGAAAAACTCAAAAATCTACTAATTTTTGGAATAAATGATAAGTATTCAGAAGTTTCTAAATATCGTTCTGTAATTATTAGGAATAATAAGGTTGTGTGTTTTGCGCCAGAAAAATCATTAGATTTTTCTCTTTTTGTAAATAACTATAGTGCCGAAAATAGTTGGTTGGAAGATTTTATTGATGGAACAATGATTAATGTGTTTTATGATACTATTAAAGAAACTTGGGAAATTGCCACACGCTCTAGTGTTGGGGCAAATATTGTTTTTTTTAATGATGTTAAAAACTACAAATATTTTGATAACAACAATTATTTCAAAGATTATTACAATCTTACATTTCGCTCTATGTTTTTTGAAGCCTGTAATACTTGTAATTTAGATCTTAATTGTTTAGACAAAAAATACGTTTATAGTTTCGTATTACAACATCCGTTTAATCGTATTGTTACACCTATTATTACACCGGTTATTTTTCTTGTTAAAGTGTATGAGATTATTCATCCTATTAATAATGTATTAAGTATTGATAATTTAAACCATGTTATTATTAATGAAATTGATATTCAATCATTAGTAAATGTTCCGCCGTATATTTTTATTAATAGCAATATTAAATTCATTAATAAGTATCCAGTTACAAATTTTCAAGAAATTAAAGATTATTATTCGTCTGGAAATGCCGGGTATAATTGTGTTGGGTGCTTTTTATATAGTAAAGATGGAACACGTAGTAAAATTAGAAATGCGAGTTATGAGGAAGTACGAAAACTTAGAGGCAATCAACCCAAACTCCAATTTAATTATTTAACTTTAAAGCAACAAAATAAAGTGGGAGAGTTTTTACAATATTACCCAGAACATACTGTAATCTTTAACAAATTTAAGCTTGCCGTGTATAATTATACTAATAATTTATTTATGAATTATATTAGTTGTTTTGTTCGTAAAGAAAAACCATTAAAAGAATATGAATTTGAATACAAAACGCATATGTATAAATTACACGAAAAATATAAGACAGAACTTAAACCAAACAAAAAATCAATTGATAAGAAGTATGTAATTGATTATGTAAATATGCTTCATCCTGCCCAGCAAATGTTTTTGATTAATTATAAGAGTCCTCAACTTAAAGGAAGTTGCGCAATGAGTTATGATTCTAGTGTTATATGTGTTAATACTTGTCCAACTAGTATTATTAGTGAAGCTTCTAAAGCAGAAAAAGCAGAAAAAGAAGAAATGGATTGTTCTTTTTAAGTATTAAATTTTTTAATTTTTAAAGTTTAATTGTAAAATAAATATTTATAATAAATATTTATAATAAATATTTTAAAAACAAAATATTTATTATATACATTAACACATTATGGGGAATATATGTGATATATTTTCTTTTAATAAAGAATATAATAAAGAATATAATAAAGAATATAATAAAGAAAAAAAAAATAATAATACAAATCATGTTCCGTTTTTAGATATTTCTAATATTTATTATGACGAGCATGCCGAACCTCCGTCTTATAGTCAGTTACGTAATGTTAAAAATAATGAATATAATAATTTTTTATCACAATGTGATTAATGTCGCAAGTGTCTGACTTATCTATAGCACAATGAATAGAAACCCCCCGTTCTTTTGCTTTTGCCTTCTCATCTTAACTAGGTTTAAATACACGTTCGTGCGCTAGTGTTTTAGACTATACAAAATATTATATATAAGCAGTTCTCTATTTTGAAGTAAAATATTCTTTAATAGAATTAATTAACAAAATAGAACTATTAATACATTCTTCAAAATTTAGCAAAATATCATCTTTTGTAATTTGATTTTTATAAGATAATTTAATAATACTAAAATTATCATGTGGATGCTTCTTTAAGAAACTAACATAATTCAAATTTTTAGAAGTAATAAAATATTTATCATAAAAGTTGAACTCAATAATTTTACCAATTGTGTAATCTTCATTTTCCAACCTAATGCTATAAGAATTCTCCATAGTATCTTCAATTTCTTGGATAAAATCCAAATTTTCTTTAATTAGTTTTAGTGAATTAAATAATTTTTTTATTAATAAATTGCTGGCAATTTCAACTAACCTAAAATTATCATAAATTCCAATTGTTTCAATAATATAATCAAAACTATCTTCTTCATATTGGCGTTTGGCATCTAAAATCATCCAATCTTTTTTCATAATTTCTATTTCTTCTTTTCCATACTTCATTTTTAATTCGCTTTCTTTTGAGTCCCAAGCATCTTTAATTTTTACTTGGTCTAAAGTATTACCATAACTACAAGTACTTACCACATTAAACATTCCATCAGTTTTCGCATTGCTAATAGTAAACTTGGCTTCTAAATATAATTGTTCTTTCTCCATATTTAAATCAATTTTTGGTCTTAAGCGAAGTAAATCAATATAATCTCCTGTCATTGTATCGGGAGGAAATATTTTTTGTACTTCTCCACGTGTTAAATAGTTTCCAGTTTTAATATTTTTAATTTGAAAATCCTGACTTGTAATATAAATAATAACATTTGAATCATTTGCTTTATTAACTTCTAATAAATATTCATCATATGGAAAATCTTGTAAAGCATCAATATGAATAGGAATACAACTTAAACGTTGTTTAATTAATTCATTGTTTAAGCGCGATTTATTAATCAAAATATTTACATTATTTTTTTCATACGGATAACTTTCAATAGCAACAACTGGAATTTCTGATAAAATTACTCTACGCAGTCCATTAGCATAACTAACATTTATATTACTTAAAGTAAAAGTTAAAGTTCCATTTTGTTCCTGCATATTTGAAATTTTTGCTTTAGATGACATTTATAATTATATAAATATAATACATCTTATATTTTTTCAATTTTTATTTAATTATTTTTAATTATTTTTAATTAGTTTAATTAGTTTAATTAGTTTAATTATATATTAAAAATTATTATTAAAAATTAATAATATAACTTTTTAGATGAGTTGTATATTATATTATAGTAATTTTTGTGAAAATTGTAAAAACTTGTTAGTAATATTATCAAAATCCGGAATTAAAAATAACATTCATTATATTTGTATAGATAAACGAATACAAAAAAATAACTCTACTTATGTAATACTAGAAAATAATCAAGAAATATTATTACCAAATACTGTTACTGCTGTTCCGGCACTAATGATAATTAATGATAATTATAAAATTCTATATGGCGATAACATTACCAATTATTTGAAACCTATTGAACAGGTTATTGTTCAAAAAGCAACCAATTTTAACGGAGAACCATCAGCGTTTAGATTTGATGGAATGTCAGCAGGGGTAGTATCCGATAATTTTAGTTTTTTAGACCAAAATAGTGATGATTTATCGGCAAAAGGAAGTGGTGGTTTAAGACAATTATATAGTTATGCCACTATTGATTACACTGACAAAATAGATACACCACCAGATGATTATGTTCCAGATAAAGTAGGAGACGTAAATATTAAAAATTTAGAACAGCAAAGAAATAGTATGACTAGTTAAATATTTTTATAATTTATAATTTATAATTTATAATTTATAATTTATTATTTATAATTTATTATTTATAATTTATAATTTATTATTTATAATTTATAATTTATAATTTATAATTTATAATTTATTATTTATAATTTATAATTTATAATTTATTATTTATAATTTATAATTTATAATTTATAATTTATAATAATGTTATAATTTAAAGTGATAATATTATTTTTACTATTAATGACTAGTCTTAATAATAACGAACTTTTATTATTAGATAATAATAAAGCTATTACATTAATAAATTTTTATAAAATATTTAAAGATTTAATTATGGATTTACAAAATAGTTTTAAAGATAAAATAGGATATGCCGTTCAAAACAACAAAGATTATCAAAATATTATAAATTATTGCCTACCCAACTATAAAGATGCTATGAATGCGGATGAATATGTTAATTCATTAGAATTAAGTTCTTTAAGTATTGATTTTATGGAATCAATTAATACTGTATATGAATATTGTAAGCGCACATTTGCTGTAAGAAGTATTGATATATTATATCAAAACGAGGACATATTTTTAAATAAACCCAACGTCAAAGTTAATGATGAAAATCCGCAAACTATTAATACCATGTTTTTACCAGATATTGAATTTTCTGAGTTATATTATGATGATACCAGCGATAAAACAAAACAAACGCTATGGAAATATTTACAACTAATATTATTTAATATTATAACTACAATTGATGACATTTCATTTTTTGGCGATTCACTTGAATTACTTAAAATTATTGATGGTGATACATTTTCATCTAAAATACAAAATACAATAGAAGAACTCTCAAAGATTTTTTCATTTAAAGAAAAAGATGACGCAAATAATGACGCAAATAATGACGCAAATAATGACACAAATAATGACGCAAATAATGACGCAAATAATGACGCAAATATGCGTGATTTTGCCAAAATGTTTGATATATCTAATAGTCCATTTAACATGTTTGCTGATATGTTAAATGACTTATCTGGAAATGTAAATGATGATAATAAAAATAATAAAAATAATACCGATTATGCTATTCCAGATAAAGACGAACTCTTTTCACATATTAACAAATTAATAAATGGTAAAATAGGGTCATTAGCCAAAGAAATTGCCGAAGAAACAACTAAAGATATGGATATAGATACAGAAAATGTATCAGATGTAAATGACGTATTAAAAGGGTTCATGAAAAATCCTACAAAATTATTGGGTCTTATTAGTAAAATAAGCAATAAAATAAATAGCAAAATGAAAGATGGTTCATTAAAAGAAAGCGAACTATTAGAAGAAGCAACAAATATTTTTAAAAATATGAAATCTATGCCCGGAATGGATAATTTTAATGATATTTTTAAATCTATGAATTTAGATCAATTTATGCCAAAAGGCGGCAAAATTAATCCAAGTGCTTTTCAAAATATGATGGAACAAAATGTCAAAATGTCTAAAATGAAAGAACGAATGAGGAAAAAATCCGAAACTAAGAACGAAACAACTAAAACAAATACAAGTTATAGAGAGAATTATGATTCTAATAAAACCGCAAATCCTTCAGGTAGTGATAATATTAAACTAGATGATTTAACTGCCAATCTCTCGTCTTTAATGGAAGAAATGAAAAATAATACAAGTTTTATTGATGATATTATTAAGAAACAAGGAAAGCAAGGACAACGAGATGCCAATAGTAATGCTATGTCTGATGATGACAATTCTAAACGTAAATCAAATAATAAACGTAAAGCAAATAAGAAAAATAAGTAGCGTAACTATTTATTTTAATTCATCATCATTATTTAGAAGAAATATAAAATAATTTAAAAAGAATTACTCTATTATAAAAGCAAAAATATTCGATTTTTATTGTTTTAACAATTATTTTTTATACAAAATAATTATTAAAATATATTATAAAGTTATTATAATATAATAAATTATGACTAGTAATGAACCTTATATAGGAAAAAATGTTGGTCAAATTTCTGATTCTAATGATTCTAATATTATTACCAACAATATAAAATTAAATACTGCAATTTGTCAAAATAGTCAAAATAGTCAAAATAGTCAAAATAGTCAAAATAGTGATGATGAAAATGAGATTCATGATGTAGACGAGATATTTTGGTTAAATAATCCTACTATTTTATTTGATAAAAATGTTATTACAGAAATATGGCCTATTGAAAATATGACACGAGAACAAAAGATAAACGCCATAACTAGATTAGTTATATTATTAACACTAATAGGGTTTTTATTTCTAAATGATATAAAAATATTAATCACTGGAATAATTGCTATAATAGTTTTATTATTTACATACTACATTTTAAATAAAAATGCTAATTCAAATAAATTTAAAGAAACATTTAGCAACGAAGAAATATATGAAAAAGTTAAACATAATTTTTCAAATCCAACTTCATTAAATCCAATTATGAATGTATTATTGCCTGAAATACAAGATAATCCAAATAGACTTGAGGCAGCACCCTCATATAATAAAGCTGTCAAAAATAATATTAACGAAGAAACAAAAAATTTTATAGTAAGTAATTTTGATAATACTGAAAATATAAAAAATAATTTATTTAACGATCAAGGAGACAATTTTGAATTTGAACAGTCAATGAGACAATTTTATACAACAGCAAATACACGAGTTCCTAATAATCAAAAAGACTTTGCCAGATTTTGCTACGGAAACATGGCTTCTTGTAAAGATGGTGATGTAGAAATGTGTTTTAAAAACGCACAAATATAAAAATATAAAAATATAAAAATATAAAAATATAAATATTTCAATAATTTAATATAATTAATATTTCAATAATTTAATATAATTAATATTTCAATAATTTAATATAATTAATATAGCAAAAAATAATATATTAAATTATTATAAATGACTTCAACTATTGCTTATCCATATTTTTTCGATTCAATGTCTAGAATAGGCAATGATTCTCCAGCAATCGATCAGCGCAATATTCAAAATGTAAATAATGCTAATTATAATTTAGAAAATTATTATCCAAGTTGTCCTATGTCTAAAGCACAAGATTTTGCCCTAACGCAACCATATGTTTTTTATAAAGGTTCCCACGAAGGAGGTATAAAAGGTTGCGAAATTGAAGCTAACAATGAGTTAAAATATACACATATTTCACGCCCAGCGTGTAAGTTAACATTAGTAACAAGACCCTTTTTAACAGTTCCTTATTTGGGAAAAGGTTTAGGAGATTGTGATATGGAATTTCAATTAAAAACAGGTCAATTTGAGTTAAATAAAAAAACTGTTAATAATACTATGGAACAATCTTTCTCAGATTATAAAAATTATCCATTAATTGATTCAATCAAAGAATCTGTTTCAAATAGTGCTTATAGTATTGAAGATGATGCTATGAAAGGTTGGCAACGAGGAGGTATGAGCGCTAGAGAATTTGCTCGCAATCAAGACACTAAGCAATAAGTGTTGCTTATTTGAATTTATTATACTATATTTATATTATAATACATATTACAATATAAATATAGCATAATATTATATAAATATAGCATAATATTATATTATGTTGTCTAATACTATTAGCACTTATTATAGTGACATAAATAATATAAATTACAATAGTTCATTTTTAACTACATATAAATTACATAGTGACGATGATGATAGAAATTTATGCTATCAACTACAACTATTACAAGCACTTAATATTGCTAGTTATGACACTACAATATTGACAACGCATATTGAAAAAATTGGTTATTTTTTACAAAACAATATGGAGTTAGTGGATATTTTAATATTATTACAAGAAAAATATAAAGACACAAACATAGCTTTTATTATTGATAAATATAATAGTAATGCGCTATTTCAGCTTCTTTTTAGTTATGAATATTTTGACATATTTCATAAATGTTTATGCAAATACATAAGTTTTAGAAAGAATGATAGAAAGAATGAAGTTGAAACAGAAACATCCATAAATTATTTTGATGAACTTAAAAATTCAATTTTATTATAATAATTATTTGTCATTATTTATTAAAAACTATAATCACAAATAATCACTCTTTAATATAGCTACTTGAGCACAATTTTTTTATTATTTTTTCTTCATTTTGTTCTTTATTGTTGGCAATTGCCACTAATGCGTGTGTATAATAATTTTGTTTGTTTTCATTATTTTGAAAATCGGGATTTTCTTTTGTCCATTTACTTAGGGCGTAAAATTGCTTTGTTGATACGTTTTTAATAACTCTTTTAATTTTTTCTTTATTTACATCTTTTTCCCAATTATCATCATCTTTTATATATAATGATTCACGTTTTATATCTGTACAATGAATAGGTCGTTGATACAATCCCAATTTATTCATATTTTCTATTATTACATTACTTAATCCATTTACTAAACCATTGTGTTTTGTATAATCCAATTGTTGTAAGCTAACCTCTATTGATTTAATAAAATCACTCATATTTATAGCATCTTTACATTTTTCATTTAAAAAAACTTGAATATTAAATTTTTGATTTGTTGTTGTTATATTATTTCCAACTTTCGGAATTAATTCTTTTATTGTATTTGTCAATTCTTTTATTTGATTTTGTTGCTGTTTTACTACTTCTAATATTAATTCTTTGGATAACATTAATTGATTATTCAAATTTTCGTTATTTTCATGATCCATACATTTTTTTTTATGCCTATATAATCCGGATGGGTATTTATATGATTTATTACAATTTATACACTCATAACTCGTCTGGGGTTTTTTGGGGTTTTTTTGTATCCTGTTTGTATCATTTTCCCTATTTTTATGTTTTAGGGTTGATAAATGCCTGACATAATCTTTTTTATTACACGATATGAAATGACAATTTATACAGGTAAAATTTTGGGGTTTTTGGGGTAAAATTTGTGTATCCATTATATACCATTATAGGATATATTAAAAAACCCCTAAATATTTTTTGTTGTAAATTTATAAAAAACAAAAAATTAAGGTAAGGGTTTTCATCGGCAACAAAAAGGATTTCATCCCTTAATGGTGTAAATGTGTTTTTTTTGAACATTATTTTAAAAATTTTATAAAAGACTATAAATATATAAAATTGGACATTTATAAATGTCCATTTTTCAAAAAAATCCTGGAATTTATTTTCCCGAAATTTACACATTTCAAATGATTTAATAATGCTAATAAAAATATTATATAATATTTTTATTACTGACCATAAGTGTATTCATATGAAAGATTCGAAATATTAACCTTTTTATTACAAATTTTCATATTGAAAAATGAAAATGTGCTATTTTGAAATTATTATTTTGAATTATGAAAAATTTAAAATAATAATTTAGATTATATAATAATATGACTTCAACAAGAAATAAAAATACTCAATTGAATTACAATTTAGAAAAGTTTAACATTGAAAAATTATTCCAGGAGAATTTATATTTACATTCTTCATCGGGAAGACCAATTAGCGAATGTATTCCATCATTAGGTTATATGCCAAGTCATATATCTAGAGAAGCACTATCTACAAATTCTATAGATATTGAATCACAACTAAGAGGTATTGGTTCAACTAATTTAGAAACTCCTTATGAACCTATTATTCCAAGTATCACAAATTTAGAGTTTAAAGATTTCTTTGATAGACAACACACTATTATTATGCCTTATCCTATGGTATATGAACATAATCAGCGTCCTATATTATCATAATTTATATTTAATGTTTATTAATAACTATATAAATATTTGTGTTATAAATACTTGCCTTTACCTTTTTCAAACATCACAAAAGGAGTATATTTTCTTATTTTAATACAAGTAGGGTCTGGTATTCGACCAATAGTGACTACATTATTTGTAGTCACGGCATTATTTATACATTCTTGTGAAAATTTATTTCGAACATTTGATTTTACTATATTGGCAAACTCTTGCCTCTTTAGTGAATTTGATGAATTCATTCTATTATTTTTAACTGATTCGTGTTTTATAGCATTTTGCTTTACAGCTATCTGATCGCAATTTGAAGTAATACAAGTATCAGAAATTTGATATTGGTTAATGAACCCCCTACCGACTATACTATTAGAATCATATGGTTTAATAGATAATAATTTAGGAACATTATTAAGTCCTATTAAACCTTGTATCATCTTTTTTGAAATATTACTACCATTTTTTGTTGGAATAAAAACAGCATTTGTATTTGAGGTAGTCCTCTCTTCCAAACTTCGATATTGTTCAATCGCATTATTCAATGTATCAATAGATGTATCGAATTTTATTTCAATATTATTATTGGGATACTTAAATTTAGGATCTGTTCCCTCGCTATCCGGGTCATGATAAATATAAATACATTCTATATCAGTATAATCACCCGCGCCAACTGTTTGAACCAAATTATTAATAGTTAAACTATAAAAATTTAATAAACTAGTGCTATATTCATAATAATCTAAATAACTGTTGTTTCTTAAGTTAATAAATTCACGTGTTAATAATATATCTAAATTATTAGATAAAAAAAAATAACTATCATAATTAAATCTTAAATCATACCCATTTTCTGAAGTTATAGGTATTTGCCTTGTCAATAACGTTGTTTGATTTACAAGTCTTATTGAACTAGGAACTTTTATTATATTTTTAAATTTAAAATTTATTGACTTGTTTACAAGTACATTACTTAGCGAATACAAGTTATGGGTATTATTTAATGTTGCCAAAGTATTAAAACTATTTGTAAAATAATTATTCGTTAAAGCATTAAAAAACCTAGTAATATTTAAATCAAAAACTTTACCCACCTGTGATTGTATATTATTATTATATAATATATTGTTATATTTTATTGTATTGTTAATATTATGACTAATATTATTACTAGCGCTATAATTTAATGATATATCTAATAAATAATAATTATTTAGACTTGGTATGAGAGATGCGAATTTTGAATTAGTATTTATATTTGTTGTATTTATATTTTTTTTTATTGTAATAGTTAATTTTTGATTACTATTATGAGAAAAATGAACATGATTATATATATGGTGCTGTGTAATTCCTGTTAATTGATTACCTAATCCCAGAAATATAATATTGGAAGCATCTATTAAAGTTCCAGATATATTATTAATGTGTAATTGCTTGTTATATAAATTGCTATTATTATCTAATACTTTTAAATTATTTAGATATATATTTTTTGAGTCAAAAATAATTTTGCTATTGTTTTTACTATTTTGTAACATGCTAATATTGTTAGTTTTAATGAGAAAAGTTTTTATAATAGTATTAGGTAATTCTATATAGGAAAAATCTCTAGGGGTTCTGCGGCGGGTGGTGCGATCAAAGTCATTGTTTATACTAATATCATAATAATTAACATGTTTATAATCCAATGTAAGTTTATTATAAGACCATATATTGCGATATACAGAATAGTTAGTTCTTATAACTAATAAATTCAAACTAGTATCATTACTGGTACTAAAATAACTAGAATTAGAATTATCAATTAATAACTTATTAAAATTAGTATCTTTGAAGTTTATAACACTAGAACTATCTATTGTAGTATTTATAAAAGAAAAATCATTAAAACTATTGGTAATAGTATAACCTATAGTATTATAACATATATCTTGTGATATACCATTTGATAATGAAACTAAATTATTACTTATTTCTCGAAAATATTTGTATAAATATTCTTTTATATTTATTTTATAAATATCTGAATTACTAAAATAATAATTAAAATGATATATATAACGCTTATTAATAGTATTTTTAGAACTATCTATATTATTAGATTTGTTGTTTTCAAAAAATACATTTTTTAAATCATTAAATAAATGATTTAATGAATTATCACTAGGTTGTAAATTTTTCACAAATAATATTTTGCCATTGTTGTTATTAGATGAATCAAATATAAATTTCATATTATTTTTAATATTATTTTTGGTAATTAAGCAAGCATTAGAAGTAGATATATTATCTATTTTTACACATAAAATTATTCTATTTTTATAATTATTGTTAACATTTTGTAAAATATTTAACCAACTAACATCATAATCAATATTATTATCCAAACTAATAATTTTTGTTTTTATATATAAATTAGTTCCAATATTTTTCTCGTTTATATTATTGTTTGCTAAAATAATATAATCACTTCTAGCACTTGAAATATTCATTGTTATTATATATTTATAACTATGAATATTTAAAATTATAACTTATAATAAAAATTACTAATTTTTATAGTAATTTTTATAGTTATAACAATATTTATACTATGACGTCTGTATCATTAGAATACCACTGAGAAGATAAATATTGAGGTTTTGATTTTTCAATATTGCTATTTTCCTTGACTTTAAGACTTGGTCCATTAGTTGTTAATGAATCAATTTCTAAAGTTCCAATAGCATAGTTATAGTATTTTAAGTTGGACAAATTGCCGGAAAATCCTCCGTTATAATTTACATACAAATCATCATAATTTTGTTTAACTATATTAGATAATTTATGACGTTTCATTAAAGTTCCATTTATATATATATCACAAATATTTTGTGCTGTTACTCTAATAATTACACCTACCCATTTTTTAATAGGTATTGCGTCTACGTATATGTCATCGTAATATGCCTTTTTAGTAGTTTCATTATTGTGAAACACATTTAATCTTACTAGCATTCCTAAAATAGGATATTGTTCTATTAAATTATCACTCAAATTTTTCTTTCCCGTATATAAATACACGCCTGGACTATTATTTGGACCTAATAAACCAGAACCTCCTTCACCTACTGAATTGGGACCTGAACCTTTATTAAAAACATGTTTGAAATCAATTGTTTCGTAATAATTTATATTATTAACATATATCCAAAATGAGTATGTAAATTCCACACCCCCATATTGATTTATGCTTCTTAAAATTGGAATTGATGTTTTTTGTGCTGTGCTTTGAGTAATAGTTAATGGTTCTGTAGCATCTTTCATGCCAGATATTAAATATGGTGTTTCTGACGGAGAGATAAATGAATATATCATTTTACTTCCAACATAAAATAATATTGAAAAAATAGTAATTATTCCTAGTAAAAACGTTGTTTTTGCAATCATCGTATTTGAAGATAAAAATTCACCAAAAGTTCCCAATTTTTTTTGCGTTTCGTATGGTATTAATGTCTTAAAATATTTATTTATATTTCCTAATATTCCTTCGTTGGCATTCATATTATATTATTTATATATAAATAATATAAATAATAATAATAATAATAATATAATATAAATAATAATAATAATATAATAAAAATAAAAATAATAATAAAAATAATAATAAAAATAATAATAAAAATAATAATAAAATAATAATAAAATAATAATAAAAATAATATAAAATATTTTATTATATTCAGATTTGAAAACTTCCTTTTTCTGTTTTATATTCCAGGAAACTTACTTTTAAGCTATATTTATTATATAAGCTATTAATCAAAGATGCGTTTATTCCTTCTTTATAAATATTATAGGCTTCTTGTGGATTAATAGAATTACCCATATAACGAATACGAGTTATAAAACCTTCAAATCCTATATTTTGTGTACTAGGAACAGTAGATATAGTTCCTAAATATATATTTTTAAGGATTGTTGGAGAATAAAAAGGTTTATATAATCCGTGCAGAATAAATGAATTTCTTAATTTGCCATCTAAATATACATCCAATGTTCGTGTGTCGACACTTATTGTTAAATTATTCCATTTTTGAACGGGTATATTAGGTATTTTATATCTGGTATATATTGTTTTGTTGTCGCCGTCTGCGGAGGACCCGGGGAAACATTCTATATCTATAAATAAATTATTTTCATATTTGTCTAATGCTATGTTAATATTTTTAGGAAATATTGCTGCTACTCCGGCAGCCGGCACTGTTGGTGTTGTTTTTGGTATTTTACTACTAATACCAGAAAGAGGCACTTGTAACTCAATTACTGTTGGTGAATGGGCATGAGTAGCCATATATAAAATATTTTTCTCGACGCTAATATCTTGCCCCCAATCATCTATGTAAAACCAAACACTCAACATAAAATTAGATGAAGATATTTCTGGAATATCTTTAGCAACTATTACGTTATCACCAGAAGTTGAAACATTTGCTAAACCAGTGGCGATAGCAGCGGTGGGTTCTTTTCCTGCGTCACACATTTTGTCATAAATTATATTTGTTTTGAAAAATATATTGTTGATTCCCCAAAGTAATATAAAAATAAGAATTACTATAATAATTATATTTATACTACTCATTATAAAATATTAATATATAAAAATATTTTATAATGTTTTTAATATTGTATTTTTCTAATTTTTTTAAATGGAATTTTTGTTTTTTGCTAAATTATATAAAAATTGTATAGAATCGGGAGTTTTTATTTTATCAAAGTAAAATACATCTTTAATACTTCCATATATACCATTATGTTCTCCTATAGTTACATTATCTCCAATAAAATATGGTGTAACATTACTTTTTGAACCTACTAGTTTACCATCTATAAAAACATCTATAATATTATTTTCATAATTAATAACAAAATATAACCATTTTTGATGTTTTACATTTGATGTTTCATATATGGTATCCAATTGGTCTGATTTATTACTTATTGTTCTAGATTTTATAATAATTTTTCTAGATTTTCCATTATAATATATAACTGGTTTAAATCCATAATTAAACAATTCTGTGTCTTTTGTGTAAGCAATAGATATATTTGTTGGTTGTGGATTTATATAAATATAAAAACTTAAACTATAAGTATATTTGTATGGAAATGTTTTAGTAACTTTTGAAGGATTAAAATAATTTACTCCTATATTATATAGACCAACCACATCATTTTTAAATAATTTGAAATTATATCCTTCTACATTATTATTAATGTTTTTATATTCATTTCTTACTGTATCTTCGTTTGACCTATTTTCACTAGATATATTACTTGATGGACTTGTATTAAAATATGAAAATAAGGTTGTCATTTTTCTGGCTAATAGATTATTTTCAATAGTAAGATTAGTATCATTATTAGGAGTATTAAACTTTGGAATAGCAATGTTATGAGTAATATTTTTATCTAAATTTTGATATTTTCCTAAAGTTTTCTTTTCATTTAAATAAAAAGGACCTTCTCCTGACAAAACATCATTCTTATTATGTTTTGCTAGATGTGTAAATAACAAAGGCAATGAAATGAGTAATGTTATTAAAATTATTAATACAATAAATAATAAATATATAGAAGAAGGTGTTAATCTTATATCTTCATGTATTTCATCAACTAATATAACTAACAAACAAGGAATAAAGAATATTATATTTTTTAATACACATAATATGTATTTAAAATTAATAGCACCTGTATTAATACAATCATCAGTATTGCTTTGTTGAATTGAAAATACTTTTGCTATTACGGCAAAAATTACAATAATTATTAATATTCCAAATATACTTAAAACAGAATTAAAAACGGAATTATTAGTTTTTTTTAAATTATCCAATATAAAACCAATTATAAATGCTGGAACTAATATTATAAAACACAATAAACCAATATGCTTAAACATGTTAAAAAAATAATAGTCTATTTTTAAACTAGCAGGAACATTATTATCCCTATTTTTATTAATAAAAAATATAATAGTATATATACTAAATGTTAATAACAATAACCAGCAAAGTATGGAATATTGTGTATCTTTAATTTTAAAGAGATTTAATTTATCATTTAAATAAAAAAATAATCCCAGTACTAATAATACTACTGCTACAGTTATATGAAAATAATAATTATTTACTATTTTTTGTAAGAAAACTATTTGTGTTTGTGATGGAGGCATAAATAATATATTACATTATTAGTATATTATTATTATTAGTATATTTATTATAAGTTTTCAAAGGCAGTTTTTTTACCATGACAATCTCGGCATAGTGCTTCTAAATTATCGATATTATTTGAACCTCCATACTCTAATTTTTTAACATGGTCTACTTCAAACCACGCTGGTAATTGTTTATTACAATGTTTACAATGCCAATTTTGGGAAGCAGCTACGTATTTTTTTTTAGTTTCACTAACACTCCTTTTTGTAGATATATTTCCGGAAGATAATATTTTTTGTTGTTGTTTTGATAAATAATTTTGATTATTATTTATTGAAGTTAATAAATTTTGGGATTGTTGACTATGAACAGAATTAGAAAAATTATAATTATTGTTTAATTCGTTTGTTATAGATTTAGACGTTAAATCAATAATAGGAGTTATAAAACTGGCTGTATTTCTATCAATAGGTAAATATTTTATATAACTATTGGCATGAGTTACAAGTTCTTTATAGTTGCCCGGATTTTTCTTTATAAATAAGTAAATACACAAACCTATGAAAGCAAATAGCGCCATTTTGTAATATTTCTCATACTGTTTGAGTTTATTAATTAATTTTCCTTCAAAATAGGTGTTGGCTAATACAAAAACAGTTATTAAAAAAATAATTATTTCTAGTTTCATAGTATTAATATTTAATATATAAATATATTATTAGTAGAACAATAACAATTATTAAGGCACCAAAAATATATTTTTCTTTATTTTTGCGCTCATCGTTTTTTTTAACTTCTTTTAATTTATAGTTTTCATAATAGTTGTTTAAAGCATCATAATATGTTAGTTCAGGCTTACCTAAATAAATATTTATTTTATTGTGTATAAAATGGACCCATTTTGAAAATGATTCTCTTGAATCTAGATATGGTGTTACTGGGTAAGCATCTAAAAACTTACTGAAAACGCCCCCTATATCAGAAATTGGTAAAAACAAAGGCAGATTTGTTATAAAGTCATAATATTTTTTTTTGGTACAATCATTTATATGTTCTGGATATGATAAGGCAATTGTATGTAATACAAACCAATAATGCGGACCCCATATAATAGGATTGAATATATGGTTTGTGTTATGCATATTATAATTTTCTCATATTAAAATTTATAATATTAATTTTAATACGAATTTTATATGAAGTTTCTCATTTTTGTTTTGTTTTGTTTTGTTTTGTTTTGTTTAGTAAATAAATAACTTATATAAAAACATTATTGTTAGTTATAATAACCAATAACCAATAACCAATAATTATGAATATAAAAAAACAACATTTTTGCAATAATTGTGGTAAATTGGGACACTTATTTCATCAATGTAAAGTACCTATTACTAGTATAGGTATTATTCCTATTAGAATTGTAAAAATTTACGATGTTTCTCTAAATAAATATAAAAATTCTGTTGAACTATTAATTATTAAACGTAAAGATACATTATCATTTGTTGATTTTATGCGTGGAAAATATTCTATTGAAGATAAAAATTATATAAAAAATTTATTAAATAATATGACTACTAATGAAAGAAATTATATATTAAACAATGATTTTGATACAATATGGCAATATTTGTGGAATTATAATACAAATAATTCTTATAAAAATGAAGAAAAAACCTCCAAAATTAAATTTACAAATTTAAAACAAGGGTATTCAAATATTTTAGAAAGTTATAATTTAAAATCTATAATTGACTTATGTGATAAAAATTATGATGAACCAGAATGGGGATTCCCAAAAGGGCGACGAAACTATCAAGAAAAAGATATTGTATGCGGACTAAGAGAATTTGAAGAAGAAACAGGTTATGAAAAAAATGATATTATTATTATTAATAATATAGTTCCATATGAAGAAATTTTTAGTGGTTCTAATTATAAATCATATAAGCATAAATATTTTGTCGGTATTATTGTTGATAATAATCAACCAAAAAATGATTATCAAATATATGAAATTACTGAAATAAAATGGATACCTATAGATGATGTTAATAATTATATAAGAGAATATAATTATGAAAAAAAAAAAATAATAACTTATTTAAATAAATTATTAAAAAGTAATAAACTATATATTTAATATATAGCAATGAGCACTATTAGTAGGAATGAATTAAATGATGGAACAATAGTTAGTCTTCCAATATCTTTAAATGAAGACGAAGAAGAAGAAGAAGAAGAAAAAGAAGAAGAAAAAGAAGAAGAAAAAGAAGAAGAAAAAGAAGACGAAGACGAAGACAAAGAAGACGAAGACGAAGACAAAGAAGACGAAGACGATCACAAAGACGAAGACGAAGAAGACGATCACAAAGACGAAGACGAAGAAGAAGACGAAGACGAAGAATCATTTATAAAACCAATAAATATAGACATTAAACAAACTAAAACAAAAAAGAAGAACAATGAAGAATTAGTATCGTTATTTAGAGAAAACATAAATAAATTTGATAATAGCAAATTAGACAAAAATAAACTAGAAATATTAGAAAAAGATTTAAATACTATAACAGATTATAAATATTTTAACAATGCTGTTGAATTATTGAATGCAAAAGAGTTAAATGATTCTTTTAATAGTAACTATAAATATTTATATCCACATTTGGATGATGAATTTTTAAATATTAAAATAGCCAATAAGCAAGAATTTGAAGAAAATAAATTAATAATTAAAATAGAAGATGATTTTGAAAAACAAAGTAATGAAATTTGCAATAAAGATTTTGAATTAGCACCACATCAAAAATTCCTGAAAAATTTCCTTTCAATGTATACTCCATATAATGGGTTATTATTATATCACGGACTAGGAACAGGTAAAACTTGCTCGGCAATTGGTGTTGCTGAAGAAACGAGAAAATATTTAAAATTTATGGGGTATAATGAACGAATAATAATAGTAGCGTCGCCAAATGTTCAAGAAAATTTTTATCTACAATTATTTGATGAACGAAAATTAGAAGAAAAAAACGGACTATGGACCATTAATAATTGTGCTGGTCAAAATATGCTAGATGAAATTAATATGATACAAAAAAACTTATCACGCGATAAAGTAATAAAGATTGTCAAAAATATAATAAATAATTATTATTTATTTGTAGGATATACACAATTTGCTAATTTAATATTAAAGAAATCAAATATTTCGAATCAATCGCTAAGCACGCTTGATTTGAAAAAAAAGCAACTATTAATTAAAAATAAATTACAAAAATTTTTTGGTAATAGGTTAATTATAATTGATGAAATACATAATATACGTCAATCTAAAGATAATAGTAATAAATTAGTATCAAACGAGTTAATAAAATTAGTAAAAAATGTAGATAATTTGAAATTATTGTTTATGTCGGCTACACCTATGTTTAATGATTATAAAGAAATAATTTTTTTGATTAATATATTGAATTTGAACGATAGACGCTCAATAATAGAATTAAAAGATGTGTTTGCTAGTGATGGGAGTTTTATAGTAAATAGTAGTGGCACACAAGTTGGATTAGAACTATTTACAAGAAAAATAAACGGATATATAAGTTATATAAAAGGTGATAATCCATTAAGTTTTCCTTTTAGAATTTTACCAAAAGATTTTGCTAAAAATAACAGTATTTTAAACAAAAAATATCCAGAATTTAAAATAAATGCAAATCCGCTAAAAGAATCGCTAACACTATTTGATATATACGTAAATGATGCCAATATATCACCATACCAAGAATTTGTATATAATATTATTTTAAAAAATAATATATCAAAATTTGACGAAGAAAAACTAAACACTATGGAATCTTTTGGATACACATTATTACAAAAACCATTAGAGTGTTTGAATATTGTATTTCCTAATAGTAAATTAGAAAATTATTTAAATGAGAAAATGATTTATTATAATAATAATATTGTAGAAGTAGTGCGAAATATAAATATTGAAGAAATAAATATGCTTGTTAACATAAAAACTATTGTTGGCAAATCAGCAATTAATAATATTATGACTTATCAAGAATCACAGGCACCTAAATCTAGGTATGATTATAGATTCAAACCAGAATTCTTAAAAACTATAGTCACTAATATGTTTGAATATAATAATATTGGAAAATATAGTTTTAAGATTAAAGCAATTATTGATTCAATACTGGGTTCAAATGGTCCAGTAATAGTATATTCGCAATTTATAGATTCGGGATTAATACCAATAGCGCTTGCCTTAGAAGCAATTGGATTTACACGTTATGGAAATAACAAATCACTGTTTGCTAATTCACCAAGTGAAGAATTAGATATAAATACTTATAAAAAAAAATCGGAACTATTACAATTAGAACAACGTTTTAGAGGTGCTAAATATGTAATTATAAGTGGAAATAGTAATATTTCTCCAGATATTGTAAGTGATTTGAAAGCCTGTACCGATTCTAATAATGTTGATGGTGAAAATGTTAAGGTAATTCTTTTATCGGCAGCCGGAAGTGAAGGATTGGATTTTAAATATATTAGGCAAATACATATATTGGAACCGTGGTATAATATAAATAGAGAAGAACAAATTATCGGACGCGCTGTTAGAACGTGTAGTCATAAAGATTTGCCACTAAAAAAAAGAAATGTCCAAATATTTATGCATGGAACATTATTAACTACTAATAATGAATCCGTTGATTTATTAATTTATAGAAAAGCCGAAGAAAAAGCCAAAACAATAGGAAATATTACAAGGGTCTTAAAAGAACATAGTATAGACTGTTATCTAAATTACGAGCAACAAAAATTTGATGAAACATATTTAAATAAAAAAATATCTATTATTCTCTCTAATTCCAATACAATTGAGTTTGATATTGGAGATAAATCAAACAGTCCATTATGTGATTATATGACTAATTGTGCTTATAAATGTAAGCCATCGTTAGAAGAATATAAAGAAAAATATGGAGAAAATAAAATAGATATGTTTTCTTATGATGAATCATTTTTGAAAACAAATAATGAAGTTATTATTAAACTATTGAGAGATTTATATAAAGAATATTATTTTCGCACTAAAGGAGAGATTATTAACTATATATATGCATTTAAAGAATATCCATTGGCACATATTGATAATGCGTTAGATGAATTAGTTAACAATGAATATATTTTTATTAGTGACAAATATAATACTCAAGGAAAATTAATACATATTGACAATATAGTAAACGATTTAGACGATTTATATATTTTTCAACCAATTAGTTTAAATACAGAATCCACAATTTTTGAAAGATCTAGTGGAATAATAACAAAACCAGACGCTTTAAAATTTGCTGTTCCTGAAGATTTTAATATATTTGACGAAGAAGAAAAAATTATTGATAAAAAAGATGAAACAAAAGAATCCACCACTAAAACTGAAACTGAAACAAAAACATCGAAAACAATAAGTGCCCAAAAAATTGTATTAAGTAAAAATGATTTAGATGATAAATTATCGGAACAAAATATATTATATGTTAAAGCAATTATTGTTGAATTAGAACGCAACTATAATTTTATAATAACAGAATATACACCAACAAAAAGTGAATATTTATTAAAAGACAATAAATATATTTATTATGGTAAAATGATGGACATATTACAAGAGGATAAAGTTATAACTACTAGTGAAATAAATACTTTAACAATAGATATTTTGTTAGATGATTTAGATTTTAATAAAACTGTGTTATTAGTTATTTATTTATTAAATAACGGATATAATGAACTAACCAATTTTGAAAAAGATTTATTAACTTATTATAATGTTAGATTCTTAGAAGCAAATAATGGTAAATTAAAAGCACTATTTATACCAAATAAAAGTGAATTTCGGGAATATACTTTATATATTTTAACGCATACAAATCAAGAGACCTCAAATATAATATTAAATAGTGGACAATCAGAAGATTATAATGATTTTGATAATATTATTGTATCAAAACAAACACCTGCTTTACAAATGTCAGTTCCATTGGGATTTTTATCAAGAAATAAAAAAATAACTAAAGAATTAGTAACAGATTTCAAAGTAAAAACCGGGTCAAATAAAGGGGCGCGATGCGAACAAGCCGGAAAACTTAATAGTGAGAAGATTTTTGTTGCTCTGGGTGTGAAAGATGTAATAATTGAAAAATTGAAAGGGAAAAAAATAGAAAAAGGCGAAAAGTTAAATCAAAAAAATTTCTGCGCAGCACAAGAATTATATTTTAGATTATATGATTTACAAAAGGTAGAAACTAAAAGGTGGTTTTTTAATCTCTCAGAAGCACAAATTAATAATTTATTGTAATAATAAAATATAATAAAATATAATAAAATATAATAAAATATAATAAAATATAATAAAATATAATTTATTTTATTATATAATTGAAATAATTTTAAAGATTAAATTAATAATATATATAATCTAATGTCTAAAATACAAAACAAAAAATCATCAGTTAAAAAAACATCATTAGACAATTCTCATGTTTATATTTCTTCATTGTTAACACAAAAAACAGTATTAAAATATGAGGAAGTCAATTCTGAACTATTTAACATATTAGAAACAAAACTTAAAAAACTCAATGAGGGTAAATGTATTAAAGAAGGATATGTTAAAAATAATAGTATTAAATTATTAACATATTCAAGCGGAGAATTATTTGATAATAAAATATTATTTGAATGTGTATTTGAATGTTTAATAACGAATCCAGTTGAGTCGACATTAATTTATTGTATTGCTAAATCAATAACTAAGGTAGGAGTTCGTGCCGAATTAATTGTAGAAAATGAAGTTAGTCCATATATTATTTTTATAGCGCGCGATCATCATTATAATAATGAGTCTTTTTCACAAATAAAAGAAAATGATATTATGCACGTTCGTATATTAGGGCAGCGCTATGAATTAAATGATAAATTTATTAGTATAATTGCTGAATTAATTAGCATCAATAATTATAGCACATTGAAAAATGAATTAGAAACAAAAGACTTTGAAGAAAATTTAGAAAAAATTGGTGGAAAAAAATTCAAAATTAAAGTATTAAAATCCAAGGCAAAACAAATACAACAACTGTCCGACAAGTAGTTAATATATAAAATTTATTTAAAGATATTTTTCTATTAGTAATAATTACTAATATGGAATTAAATAATAACGAAGGCAACGAAGGCAACGAAGGCAACGAAGGCAACGAAGGCAACGAAGGCAACGAAGGCAACGAAGGCAACGAAGGCAACGAAGGCAACGAAGGCAACGAAGGCAACGAAGGCAACGAAAACAAAAATATAGCCTATAAAAATAATCTTAGTGACTCTAATAATATAGATTCTAACGACTTGATTAAATTGTGTAAAATAATTGATTCTTTAGAAAGCAGTCATCATATAGAAATTGCTAAAATATTAAAAACAAGTAATGTTTATTTAAATGAAAATAGTAATGGAATTTTTGTTAATTTAAATAAAATATCCTCTACAGTTTATAAAGAAATATGTAATTATATTGAGTTTATCAAAAAACAAGAAAATGATATAAATAAAGATGAAAAATTGAAAAGAACTTTACAAACAATTTATTTTAAAGATAATAAAGATATTGCTACTACTAATACTAGTAATTAAAATGCTCTGTTTAAATAAAGAAGAATTATTAAATAATGTAGATTTAAGTGAATTAAAGAAATATATGTTATATAATGTTAAAACAAATAATGAAACTTCAAAAAATTTAACATATATTGAAAGCACTAGCGAAACCACTAACGAAACCACGACTGAAAGCAAAATTTCAAATAAGTTCAACAATAATAGAAAACAAAGCATACTAGTTAATTTGGGTGTTCCAAGAAGTTATGTTCAAATAAATTATACAAAAAAATTAAGTAAATATAATGAACCATTTAAAATAAATAATCATAAAAATTTTGCGGATAAATTATTTTGGGTATTTTATAAAATAATTAACAATTTAAACGATGTTGATTTAGAACATATTAATTCATTTAAAGTAATGAAAGAGTTTAAAATAAATAGTGTAGAAAAATTACAAAATCAAAAAAATATTTTAAAAAATTTTAAAATTCAAAAAGGATTGGTTGAAGATGATCTTACAAACAATGAAAAAATAAATTTTAAAACTTTTCATGCCTTATGTGTTTTGTATTTGGTAAATGTAATTGTGGTTCGTGATAATAACACATATTGTGTATTGTGCACAAATAATGATGAGAAAGTTATTAATCTACAAAATTATAAATTGCTAAAAATATCTAACGTAAAAATGAGTCCAGGATTTAATAATTTTGATATTGAATTAGTTAATAATATAACAGAAGAAGAACTACAAAAAATATTAAACTCTTATTATGTTATTGAAAATATGGATAAACCACTCAAAGCATTTAGTAATTATAAATTAGATGATTTAGTTAATATAGCCGAAAAGTTAAGCATTAATATATATGATGAACATACAAAGAAAAAGAAAAAGCAAGAATTATATGAAAATATAATACAAAAATTAATTTGATTTAATTAAGACATATGTCGTTTTTTTAATCAAATTATTTTAAACAAAATTGATATTTATTAATTATTACAATGTAATAAATAATAAATAATAAATAATAATATATATTAATTATGAGTAAAAGTGATTTAACTAAAGAAATAAGCAAAGATTCTCAAAAAGAAGAATTAAGCAATAAATTTTTAAAGTACATAGAAACATATTTGACAACTTTTACACGATTTTCCGCAAATGTATATCCTGAATTTGAGATTCGTTTTGGAACAAAAAAAATAAAAAATATTAATAAAGTAGATTTTTATAATGTTATAAAGAGTTTGCTAAATTATGATTTTAAATTAGTAAATGAAAATTATCATCTGAAAATTATGAATGCTAGTAATTTATCTAATATTAGAACACAAATAGATGGTATGCCAAATATTCAAAGTTATTGTAAATTAGATAATTTATCTGGAATCTTAGATGAAAATAATATTAAATTTGTAGAAAAAGAATACTTTAAAACTAGTGACGCACAATTGTTTCCATTAGATTTTGATGATTATAACTTTCGCGTATGCTATCAAACAGAGCAAAATTATTCTAGAAATCATAGTTCGGTTGAAGAACTACATGGTAAATGGAATTCATTAAAAAAAATATTTAGATATATTAAGCGCTACGAATACAGGCATCCCGATTTGCCCTTTTTGGTTCATTGTAGTATTGTTAAAACTTCAAAATCATATAATGGCAGATTTATTGAGCAATTTAATATTAAAGATTCAGAGGTCTTTACTTCATTGGAAAATTTTGAAATAGAAATAGAGTTTAATAACGAGGTTATTATTGCCAACAAATCATTTTCTAGTTCGGAATTTTTATATACTAATTTGCGCAAAGTTATTAAATATATTTTAATAGGATTACAAGAAACAAATTATCCCATAACGCTAAATGAGATGGAGTTTGCTATGCAACAATATTTAAAATTGGCAAAAGGACCAGATTATACAAACATGATGAAACAAAGCGTCAAAGATTTTATTGGTCCATCATCTTCAACATTACAAATGGTAAATATTTTACCAGAAACCGAAATAAATGATACAAATAATTCTATTCCAAATATTAGAAAAAATTATACGGTAACAGATAAAGCAGATGGTACTAGAAAATTATTATATATATCACCACAAGGAAAATTATACTTTATTCCTATGACCATGAATATACAATTTACAGGATGTTATATTGAGAAAAAAGAATTATTTAATACTATTATAGACGGCGAACATATATTACATGATAAGAAAGGCGAATATATAAATGTATTTGCTTGTTTTGATATATATTATTTTAATGGACAAAATGTAACAGGTTTGCCATTTATTAAATTAATTATTGAAGAAGAAAAAGGAAAAGAAAAAGAAGAAGAAAAAGGAAAAGAAAAAGAAGAAGAAAAAGGAAAAGAAAAAGAAGAAGAAAAAGGAAAAGAAAAAGAGGATAAAATAGGAAAAAGCAAAAAAGAAGAAAAAGTAAAAGAAGAAGAAGAAGAAAAAGAGGATAAAATAGGAAAAAGCAAAAAAGAAGAAAATTTCAATTATCGTCTTATAATCTTAAATAGCGTAATAAAAACTATGGAGTTAAAATCGATTACAAATAGTAAAGAAATGCACATTAAATTTAATGTGAAAAAATTTTATGGCGCTCATATATTCAATGGATGTGCGAGAATTTTAAATAATATTAAAGAGGGTCTATATGAATACAATACAGATGGATTAATTTTTACACCAGCAAACACGGGTATATGTAGTTTAAAAACAGGAGTTGCGGCTCCAAACTATAAAATTACATGGAATGAATCATTCAAATGGAAACCTCCGGAATATAATACTATTGATTTCTTAATCAAATTCAAAAAGAACGAGTTAGGTGGAAATTATATGGGGACTTTAAATAATGAAGGCGAAGATTTAACTTCATATAATCAAGTCAAAAGTTATTATACTTTAATATTAAATGTAGGATTTGACGAAAAAAAACACGGTTATATTAATCCATACAATGACATTATTAATAATAATATTAAGCGTGATACTAAAGAATCTTATACTAATAGTTATAAACCTTGTCGTTTTTATCCAACAAATCCAAACGATGTCAATGCTGGATTATGTAATATAATGGGCAAATTAGATGAATCAAATAATCTCAAAATCTATACATTGGAAGGTGAGGAAATAGAAGATAATATTATTGTAGAATTTGCCTATAATAGCAGTAATCCGGAATTTTGGAGATGGGAACCGTTGCGTATTCGTTATGATAAAACATCAGAATTACGTTCGGGTGTTAAAAATTTCGGTAATGCTTATCACGTTGCTAACTCCAATTGGCAATCTATTCATAATCCAATAAGTGAATCAATATTAATGACGGGAAACGGAGTTACAGTAAATAATGATGATGATGTATATTATAATAAGATTTCTAAAACATCAGAAACACAAGCATTGCGTGATTTTCATAATTTATATGTTAAAAGTATGTTGATAAATAAAGTGTCCAAATCGGGATATTCATTAATAGATTACGCGGTTGGTAAAGGAGGTGATTTACCCAAATGGGTTTCGGCAAATCTAAATTTTGTATTGGGTTTGGATTTAAGTAAAGATAATATTGAAAATAGATTAGATGGTGTATGTGCTCGATATTTAAATTATGCTCAACGTTATACGGTAATTCCTAAAGCATTGTTCTTACATGGCAATACTAGTAATAATATTAAGGATGGTTCGGCATTATATGATGACAAATCCAGACAAATTATTAAAGCACTTTTCGGCGAAGGTACTAAAAACGAAGTGTTATTGGGCAAAGGTGTTTATAATAATTATGGGGTTGTAAAAAATGGATTTAATATTAGTTCTATTCAATTTGCGATACATTATATGTTTGAAAGCGAAACTGTGCTAAACGAGTTTATTAAAAATATAAAAGAATGCACTTCATTAGAGGGTTATTTTATTGGAACGTGTTATGATGGAACCAAAATATTTAATATGTTAAATTCTTTAAATATTGATGAATCAATTAGTCTATTTAAAAATGAGAAAAAAATATGGGAATTAACGAAAAAATACGATACCAAAGAATTTAATGACGATGAGTCTTGTTTAGGATACGCAATTAATGTTTATCAGGAAACAATTAATAAAACTTTTAAAGAATATTTAGTAAATTTTAAATACTTAACAAGAATTATGGAAAATAATGGATTTGTTTTATTAAATGAAACCGAATATAAACAATTGAATTTACCAGGTTCAATTGGTAATTTTGAGCAATTATACAATTTTATGAATATTGAATTAAAAAGTAACAATTATTTATTAAAAAAATTAGGAAATTCCGCACAATTAAGTAGTGAGGAAAAGCAAATATCATTCTTAAACAATTATTTTGTATTTAAAAAGATTAGAAATGTTGAATATGATTCAGAAGAATTAGTATCTAAAAAGCAAGAATTGAAAGAAAAAGAATTACAAGATGAAATTATGGGTGATTTTAAAAAATTAGATGAAGAATTTGAACTTAAGGAAAAAGAAAAGTTAGATGAAAAATCTAAAATATTGGCTTCCAAATATTTGAAAGAAACACAAGACTTGGAGAAGCAATTAGAAGATGAAATAGAGGTGCAATTTGATAAAACTAAATCAACTGTTAATTTGAAATTAACCATAGATGAAAAGATTAAACTTGCTGAAGAAAAAAAGAAAGCAAAAGAAGAGGAAAAATTAAAAACAGTACAAGAAAAGAAGGCGGCAAAAGAAGCTGAGAAATCTTTAAAAGCAGAAACTAAGAAATCTCTAAAAACACAAACTAAGAAATCTCAAAAAATATAAAGTAATTTAAATATAGGAAAAAACATTTACACGTATTTTAAATACATTTATATATTTGTAAATAAATATATAAATGTATTTTTCTATACTTAGTTAATAAAGTAACTATAAAAAATTATATGACCTATATTAATTTGCCAAACTTAAATAATTTAAATTTAGATTTTAATATTATATATAAAAATAATAAGTCACAAGCCAATATAGTATCAGATGCTAATGATATAATAATATGTTATTCATTATATAATTATTTACATATGTTAAAGCAAACTATTGATGAATATTATGAATATTGGGATATTATAAAAAAAATTACAAACCCATATGAATATATACATACTATTGTTCCCAACCATAAATATTCTTTATGTAAGCATAAACCATTATCGCGTTCTTTTTTTAAAATGGTAGAAATAATAGATACTTTTAGTTTTTTAAATGAATCATATAATATACAATCGTTTCATTTGGCCGAAGGTCCTGGTGGATTTATAGAAGCTTTTAATTATAAAAGAAATAATAAGCAAGATTTTTATTATGGTATGACATTAATTAGTGACAATATTAATATTCCTTCGTGGAAAAAAGCAACACAATTATTAAGTAATAACAAAAATATTAAAATAGAATATGGGGCATCAAAAAATGGAGATTTATTTTTAAAAGAAAACCTAATTTATTGTTATAAAAAATATTTTAGAGCAATGGATTATATTACTGCGGATGGAGGATTTGATTTTTCGCACGATTTTAATAACCAAGAAGAGATTTCATTTAAATTAATATTATCACAGATTTTTTTTGCGCTAATAATGCAAAAACAAGGGGGCAATTTTATATTAAAAATATTTGATGTATTTAAAATTAAAACAATAGAAGTTATATATTTGTTGTGTAATCTATATGAAAATGTCTTTATATTTAAACCAAATACTAGTCGATGTGCTAATTCTGAGAAATATATAATTTGTAGAAATTTTAAAAATAATAATAAAAAAATTATTACCAATATTATAGATAATTTTGATTTATTAATAAATAAAGTTGAAACTATTTATAGTTTATTTAATATTCAACTTAATCAATTATTTATTACAAAGTTACAAGAAATTAATTCAATATATGGACAACAACAATTAGAAAATATTAAAAATACTATTAATTTAATAAGAGAATTCAAAATTTTAAATATTCAACATAATTTATTAAATAATAATTATAATTCGTTTTTTAAATATTTAACTGTTTTTAACAAAAATATTCAATATAATACTAGTAATGATTCTAATACTAATGATTCTAATACAAATGATTCTAATACAAATGATTCTAATACTAATGATTCTAATACAAATGATTCTAATACTAATGATTCTAATACAAATGATTCTAATACTAATGATTCTAATACAAATAATTCTAATAGTACTAATGTTAATAGTAATCTAGAAATTTTTGATGAAGACTATTGTATATTGGAAACCAATAATATTAAAAATACTAGTACTAATGAAGAAATAGACTTGTCATCAACTAATATATCTACAAATATTAATAGTTCTAATGAAACTGTTATCAAATATTTTAATAAATTGAATGTATTAGTAAATATTAATATACAAAAATCAATAAATTGGTGTAAGAAACATCAATTTATTATAAATAAGGAATTTATTTCAAAATATTAATTCGTTTTCTGCGCATTTTTGAATTATTAGTATCACATCCTACACATAATGCTGTGTTTTTTTTATCATATAGCGTATTAAGATACGTTTTTTTACAATGAACACTATCATCGCAAGCATACTTTAAACTATGAATTCGCGCACTGGAAGAAACAGGTCCTTGGCATTGAAATTTTTTATTTGATGGGTTAAAAGTGCGACATACTGTTTCTCCATTACATTGTGTTGTTAGAGTTCCGTTTATAAAAGTATCCGATTCGCTGGTCGTTAGAGGTAAATTTTGATTAAATGTTTTGTTCTTATTGTATAAATATTCTCTATGTGATGAAGCATAATTATTTGATAAATTTGTAGTGGCAGTTTTAATTACTAAAGCACTTGGATTAAATGAAGTACATATTGTTTTATTTGATGAAGAATCATAGAATTTGTCACTAGTTAGAGTGTCACAATCGGGATATTTATCTAAATAAGTATATATACTCAAATTACAATTTACACCGTTAGAGTTTGGACTATTATTGTTGGTAACAATAGTGCTGCCTGGTTTATCTAAAGTTCCTATTAAAGATAAACTACTAAATGCTGTGCTAGTGTTTGTGTTTATATTTACATACTGTTTTCTATAATGCCTTATGGGATTAGCCTTAAATTTATATTTTTTGATACTACAATCTTGGGACCATGGAATATATGTATTACTAGTAGTAGCTTCTTCATTCATTATAATTTTAGGGATAATCGTAACATTATTATTTACCAATCCTTTTGAAACAATATTTGGAGTTATTTGATTAAAATAAAGTCTCATAGTACTATATACATATATATATATATTAAAATATGAATTAAAAATGAAATAAAAATGAATTAAAATATGAAATAAAAATGAATTAAAATATGAAATAAAAATGAAATAAAAATGGGATAGTATTATTTTAATTATTATTATATATTAGATTATGTCAAATAAAAATTATAATTTTTTAAGTAAATTATTTCATAAGTTAACATTACAAAAATTTATACTGGTTGTATTATTTATAACATTAATAATATTTTTTGTAAATATTAATTCGTTATTTAAAATTACCGAAGGCAATACCTCTTGTAAATTTAGTAATCAAAAACAAATGGAAGCAAATATAGACGCAAAAGCAAAAAAATATAAAAAAGACATTCCAAACTTAGATAATTCTAAATCAATCATGAGTAATATAAGTGACCTAAAATCTAATGTCAAAAGATAAAAATATAAAATAATATAATTATTATCTAAAATTATTATATTATATTATTCTAATTATTAAACTATGGGTGATTCGCAAAAATGTGTAGTTGATGAACTTTTCGGGTTTCAACATCCATATAGTTTTTGTATAAAACCATCCGACAAAATGGTAGAGACGAGTAAATTCAATAAAGGCGGATGGTCAATGGACAATACTGCGCGAGTATTTGGCGGTATGTTTAATTATATTGATTATTTAGTATCAGATCCTAATATCGGAACATCAGAAGAATGCTTATATAAAGGAGTAGGTGTAATAGGTAATAAATATGTTTTAAAAACTAATATAGAATGCACTCCTGTAGATAGTTTGGGAAATATTATAGCAGTTCCTGGAGAAACTCCTTATTTACATAAATATATTAATAATATAACTGACGGGTCAAGTTTTTTAACTGGAGGACAAAGCAATGCTGATCTTACTGGTGTAATACCGTCGGCATTTTATAGTGCTACAAAAATAGGTTATAATATTACAGACCTAGTTACGTCTTTTACTGGAAAAGTAAAACCTTATTGTATGAAAGCAAGTGTTAAATGCCATTTAATTGACTATAGCGGTGAAGGAGTTCGAGGTCCTAGAAATTACAGTGGAAATAGTCCCGAAGTATATTTAGGTATTAATGACCTAAGAAGATTAAAACCAGATAATTTTAGTAATGGAGCAATAACAATTCCAACAACAATAAGCGGTGAGAAGGTCGATAGTTTTGATAATATATATCCTACTATTAATGATGTAATAATAAACCAAAATATTGATAAAGTACAGAATGTTTCTGATTTTGATAAAATATTAAATTCTGTAAATATAGATAAGGCGCTAGACTCTATAAACTTTGAAGACGAATTATTAGTTAAACTGTATTATGTAGGGTTTTCAATATTTCTAATTTTAATAATATTAAAATTAGTACTTAAAAGAAAGTAATAGATATTTTTAAAAGAAAGTAATAGTGATTTTTTAAAAGAAAAAAATTGATTAGTTAAACACTTAAACACTTAAACACTTAAACACTTAAACACTTAAACAGATGAGCCAATTATATACGCAATTGCCAATTACTAATAAAGGAACCGGTGCCGGTGGTGCAAATACAAATTATTATGGAAAAAAATTTGAAGAGAAAACTAATAATGAGCAAAGATTATTAGAAGCCGGCTACATAAAAACCTGTATTACATATAAACCAAAAAAAACATATGATTATGTTTTAATAAAAACATTTGAAACTAAAACAATCGTGTTTGTATTACAAAATGGATTAAAAATGTATATGAAAAACAAATATAATATTGATTTATTTAGATGCCCTGATGAAGCCTATATTATTGAATATAATAACGGTAGAAAAGTAATAAAAATATTAGAAAAAAAAGAGCAACATAAAGAGGGTTCAGTAGAAACTAAATTATGGTCAGGACCTTCGCTTAAAAGAGAATATGAATTAGTTTTGGGTTCCGAGTTTAGTGTATTTTATGGATTTTGTGTTAGTGAGTTTTTGAAAAATAAACTTGTTTCTAATAATAAAAAATATACAACATTAAACGCAATATTTAATGAAAACAATATTGTGGTTTTATTTGGAGATGATGAGAACTATTTTGAAACATTTGATGCTTGGTTAAATAATATGTAGTTTTGCTTTATTCTAATAATTCTTTATAATAACTTCTTTTGCCTTGGCCTCTGGGTTTTTAGAATTAATTGACCTTTTACATAATATTGCTAATAGGCTATATTTTTTATTACAAAAGTTTTCGCGCACTAAACTCACATCAGCATTACTTAACATCATTTTTTTATTATTTTCAGTTAAACTATGTATTAATTTAAATAATTTATTATGATTTTCTATGTTAAATCCGTTTTCAGTATATCCAACAAATGATGTGGTTGTTTCTGGAGCATATGGAGGGTCAAGATATACAAAATCATTAGGTTCTACACGAGTTAGTGATGTAGTAAAATCACAACATTCAAAAACCACATTTTGTATTAAATCAACTATTTCTTCTAAATGTGCTTTGTTTATAATTTCTGGATTTTTATAGTGTCCGTATGGAACATTAAATCCATTTGGACCAACACGAAATATACCTCTGAAACAAGTCTTATTTAAAAATATAAACATAGCAGAACCCAAAATACTTTTTTTTTCACTTACGCATAATTTGTTATATTCACTTCGTATCCAATAATAATAATTTTCTTTTGCGATTTTAGCGTCTGTTATATTTGTGGGTGCTCTATTTATTGCTCCATTTCCACAATCGTTAAAATCTGTAATAATAGTTTGTAGCATGTCATATAATTCATTATGATGTGATTGAATGTTTTTATAGACATAAATTAATGGTTCATTTAAATCATACGCATATAATGCGCCGTGTATTTTTATAATACCACTTTTTACATAAGATAATAAAGTTAATAAAACACTACCTCCTCCTAAAAATATTTCACGATAATTATTTATTTCAACTGGAAAATCAGGAATAAGTTTATCTATTATTTGGGTTTTTCCACCAACCCATTTTAAAATTGGTTTACTAACATGTATTTTTTTAGTTGGACTAGTTTTAACAAGTGTATTAGTATAAACTAATTCAACTAATTCAACTAATTCAACCAAGTTTTCTTTAGCAATATTTTCGCTCATTTCTTTTATATTATGAGTATGTGATGTAATGTGTGATTTTTGGTTAAACTCTTTTCCGCACTTTTCGCAAGTATATTTAGTCATTTTTAGTTATACCATAATATAGTATTTTAAATCAATTTTTTAATATAACCCAAAAAAAATATAATATTTTTTTATTAAAATGACAAAATATAAAAAATTAGTTAAAAAAAGAAGTTTGCGTTATAAAAATTGTAAGACACACAGACGCAAGGGTCGTAAAGCAGGCGCTGTTGGCACCTGGCGCCGGAGAATAGGCAATTTGCTCGAGACAAGGAGGGTTAGTTCATTTTTAGATAGCGTGGGCGTTTCTTTGGCAAGAAGAACTAGAAGACGCACAGAACCACCCACAATAACTAGGCATAATTTATCTACTCATGTTGACGATTTGCGCACTTTATATGGCACTTGGCGCAATGACGATGCGCTTAATACCGCCATCCGCTTGGGTGAGAGGGCGTGCTCAATACTAGATGATGAAATCCGTCACGAGCGCGTATTGGCGGAGGTTGACCTGAAAGAAGTACAAACACGGGGCAGCGTCTCATTGAATGAACCAGAAATAAGCTCACACACAGCGATGTGGATTTACCTCATAAGAAAGTATATACTATTGATTAAAAGACTCGAAACTATAGCACACTCGATATGCTTATACATAAGGTCGGCCAATAAAGATGAAAGCCTTGAAAAACATTTTATAGTCGATATACAGGAATACAAAACTCTAGTAACAAGAATAAAAGATATAGAACAACAAATTGAAGAAATACTAGACCAAATTGATGAAGATATACGCCCAGTTCTATCATATAATGAAGCGATTAAACAGTTATATGGAAATAATTATGATAAGGATTATGATGATAAGGATAATGATGATAAGGATGATGATGATAAGGATGATGATGATTAATAATAAAGGGCAATGGTGCTGGTACTGCGAATACAACTTATTATGGGAAAAGTTTAAAGAAAAAATTTATAATCAACAAAGATTATTAACAATTGATATACACATAAAATAGGTATTTTGAAAATAATTTTTATACATCATTTAAATAGTTATGGACCAAATTAGCGCTATTTGTATTTGTAATTTCTCCAGCCAATACGCTATCTTCATATAATTTACGCAATACATCATTTGGTGCCTGCGAACCTAACTTTATTAAATTTTTCTCTCGTAAAAAATTTTTGACATCTTGAATGGGTAATTGTTTTAGTTGTGAAACTTCTTGTTTTATTTTTTTTTGGGTATCCCTATTTTTTATAAGTAAGCCAATATGTTTAGCATCTTGCTTTTTCCCTAATTTATACTTAAATGTTCTAGTAATTCTACGCAATTTTGGAATATAACTATCCTCTTTTGTAGTTTTTTTTATGTTGTCTTTTGTATCTTCTTTTGTATCTTCTTTTATGTTGTCTTTTGTATCTTCTTTTGTATCTTCTTTTGTATCTTCTTTTGTATCTTCTTTTGTTTCCACTGTTATCTTCTCTTGTGGTATAACTTCCATAGGTAAAATTTTTTCACTTACAACTTTTTCTTTAGCGGGAGAATAATTATTGCTATAATCATATGAAGCAGTTAATACTTCATTATTTATTTCATTATTTAATCTGTTAAATGGTTTATTAGTTGAGAGATTGTTGGTATTTGTTATTTCTTGTGATGTTTCTTCGAAAATTTGTAATTCAATATTTGGTTTATTAGTTTCTGTAGGTGTACTATTATTTGTTTGATACTTATTATGAAATATTGAATGATCGTAATATGTATTATTTTCCAAAGCTAGTTGTAGTCTTTTTCCGGTATGTGTGTTGTGTATATTATGCTTTTGAGTTTTATTTAAATCTCTAAATGTAGGTTTTGAACCATTTTTTAAACAACCATAATTAGGTTCTCTATTTGAATTATATATTAAACTGTCTTTAGGAATTTCAATATTTATATCTGTATTTGCTAACTTCAATGTTTTCTTTTTATTTTTATCTTTATTTTTTTTTGATAAATCATGTAAGAAAGTGAGAGATTTATTAAATTCTCGCTCAAAATCATTATTTTCAAAATCTTTTGATTCAAATAAATTAGAGGTTGGCATAGCGCGTGTTTCATGTTTTGTTTTTTCATCATTTATAACTTCTGTTTCTTTGTTTTTTTGATAATCTTTTACTTTTTTTAATAATTCTTTTTTTAATTTATTAGATTTTAATGATTGGGTTTTATCTTGAATTGGTTTACTTTTCTTTTCTTTTTTCTGCTTTAAACTTTTTTTTCCACCATTAAATATAAATAGGTGTGGGTTTATTTCTAATATTTTATGTGTTGACATATTATTTGTAATTATTTATATTTAAAATATAAATAATTAACCTATTTTAGTATTTTAGTATTTTAATATTTTAGTATTTTAGTATTTTAGTATTTTAGTATTTTAATTAAAATAAATTTTTGTTAAAATTGATTTATAAAATATTAAAGTTTTGTAGTTAATATAAAAATATGACTTCTGAAATTAATAATAAAGAAATTCCAGATTCAGAAATTCCATGGATTCTTATTGAATCATATTTTAAACATAAGCACCTTAAACAATTGGTTAAGCATCAACTAGAATCGTATAATTATTTTGTAAATAATCAAATACAACAAACAATAGAAATGTTTAATCCATTACTTATTGCGTCTGAGCACGATTTTATTAAAGAATTAAATTTATATAGATTGGAAATAGAAATTATATTTGAGAACTTTTCAATATATCGCCCACAAATTTATGAAAATAATGGTTCAACAAAAATTATGTTTCCACAAGAGGCCCGTTTGCGGAATTTTTCATATTCATCAGCAATGACGATTGATTTAAATATTAAATATATTGTACGTAATGGTGAAAATTATAAAAATGTCCTAAATTATCAAAAAAAGATTAAAAACGTCCATATTGGAAAACTTCCGATTATGTTGAGATCGGATCTTTGTGTATTAAATCAATATAAACATTTAAATCATAATGAAACAGGCGAATGCTATATGGATCCAGGTGGATATTTTATTATTAATGGTTCCGAAAAAACTTGTATTAGTCAAGAGCGCGCAGCCGAAAATCAAATTTATTGTTATAATATTGAAAAAAATAACAATAAATGGTCTTGGAAAGCAGAAATGAAATGTATTCCAGATTGGAAATGTATTTCTCCTAAGCAAATCAATATTTTAGTCGCTTCTAGAAATAACGGTTATGGCAATGCTCTTTATTTACAAATTCCCCGTGTTAAAATACCAATCCCTTTATTTATTGTGTTTAGGGCATTTAATATTATTAGTGATAAAGAAATTTGTGAATTGATTATGCTGGATATTACTAAAGAAAATATGAAAAAAATGCTAATTTCATTAAAAGCGTCAATTATTGAGGCTAATAAAGTTGTAACACAAGAAGCAGCCATTAAATATATTGTTGCTAATGTCATCTATACCCCAATGAATATGGATAAAGAAACAGGTTCAAAAAAAAAACACGATTTTGCTATTGAAGTATTAAGTAATGATATTTTCCCACATTGTAAAACAGAAAAACAGAAAATTTATATGCTCGGTTATATGACAAACATTTTACTTCAAACTTCATTTGGTTGGTTATTAGAAAGCGACAGGGACTCATATGTTAATAAACGCGTAGATTTAACGGGACCATTATTAAATAACTTGTTGCGTAATTATTTTAATAAACTTGTTAAGGATATGAAAAAACAAATTATTCGTGAAATTAATACAGGTTCTTGGAAATCTAATGATGATTATGAAAATATAATTACAAAAACAAATATTTATAAAATTATTAAATCAACAACTATTGAGCAAGGCATTAAACGAGCATTGGCAACAGGTGATTTCGGTATTAAGCAAATCAATAGTAATAAAGTAGGAGTTGCACAAGTATTAAATCGATTGACATATTTATCAAGTTTAAGTCATTTAAGACGCGTAAATACACCAATTGACAAGAGCGGAAAATTAGTTCCGCCACGCAGATTACATAACTCTACTTGGGGATTCTTATGTCCTGCAGAAACACCAGAAGGACAGTCTATTGGTATTGTAAAGAACTTGGCATATTTAGCCCATGTAACTATTAACTCTAATAGTTCTGGACTTTATGACTATATTTTGCCAATTATTGACAATATTGATACTTATAGCGGTTCATATAAAGATTTAGACGATTACGTAAAAGTATTTATTAATGGTTCGTGGGTAGGCATAACAAACGACCCTGATAAAATTTACAAGTGTTTAAAAGATAAAAAATATAAGGGCATCATAAATATTTATACTTCTATTATATTTAATAGCAAATTAAAAGAAATTAGAGTTTGTAATGATGCCGGACGCATTACACGTCCTTTATTAAAAGTTAAAAATAATAAAATTATGTATAATGCTAGTATTGTTGAAAAAGTTAGAACTGGAGAATTAAACTGGGATGATTTAGTAATTGCTATTAAGTTAGAGGATTCTATTATTGAATACGTTGATTCATACGAACAAAACAGCGCACTAATTGCTATGAAAACAAACATGTTAAATAATTCTAACACCAATAATATTTATCATTATAGTCATTGTGAAATTCATCCCAGTACAATTTTTGGAATTTTAGCATCATGTATTCCTTTTCCGGATTCTAATCAATCGCCCCGTAATACATACCAATCGGCAATGGGTAAGCAAGCAATTGGAATGTATGTAACTAATTATGATAATCGAATGGATAAAACGGCATACGTATTAACATATCCTATGCGTCCATTAGTAGAAACACGAATTATGAATATTATTAAACTAAACAATATTCCATCCGGACAACAAGTAATTGTAGCAATTGCCAGTCATACTGGTTATAATCAAGAAGACTCGCTATTATTTAATAAAGGAGCAATTGATCGCGGACTATTTTTGGCAACAATTTATCATACAGAAAAAGATGAAGATAAGAAACTTTTTGGAACTGAAGAAATGAGGTGTAAGCCAGATAAAACAAAAACTAAAAATATTAAGTTTGCAAACTATGATAAATTAAATAATCAAGGTATTGTTCCTGAAAATACTTTAATAGAAGATAGAGATATTATTATTGGAAAAGTTATTCCAATTAAAGAAAATAAAAATGATTTTACAAAAACAGTAAAATATAGCGACGGTTCAATTTCATATAGAACACACGAAGAAAGTTATGTAGATAAAAATTATCTAGAATCAAATGGCGACGGATATAATTTTTGTAAAGTTCGTATTCGTAATTTTCGAAAACCAGTAATTGGTGATAAATTTTCCAGCAGGCACGGACAAAAAGGGACAATTGGTAATATTATTCCAGAAGAAGATATGCCATTTACGGCAAACGGATTAAAACCCGATATTATTATTAATCCACACGCTATTCCAAGTAGAATGACTATTGCGCAATTAAAAGAGACACTATTGGGCAAAGTTTTACTTGAATTGGGATTATTTGGAGACGGAACAAGTTTTGGTGATTTTGAAATATCTACTATTATTGATAAATTAAATGAGTTGGGTTATGAATCCAAAGGAAATGAGTTAATGTATAACGCTTTAACGGGCGAACAATTGACTATGAACATATTTATTGGTCCTGCGTTTTATCAACGCCTTAAACATATGGTAAATGATAAACAACATAGTAGATCAATCGGACCAATGGTAAATTTAACAAGGCAACCTGCCGAGGGCAGATCGCGCGATGGTGGATTACGTTTTGGTGAAATGGAAAGAGACTGTATGATTTCACATGGAGCATCGCGATTTACTAAAGGTAGAATATATGATGCTTCTGATGCGTTTAGTGTATTTGTATGTAATAAATGTGGAATGATTGCGTCGTTTAACAATAAAGAACATATTCATTATTGTAATACATGTAGCAATAGAAATGACTTTAAATATGTTGAATTGCCTTATGCTTGTAAACTTATGTTCCAAGAGTTAATCACAATGAATGTTGCACCACGGATCATGTGTGAATAAATTGTTCAATAATTACAAATTACAATACTAATTACAATACTAATTACAATACTAATTACAATACTAAACTATAACAAATTTTTTTTAGATTATTTAAGAAGATTTATTTATATTTTTATTTATATTTTTATTTATATTTTTATTTATATTTTTATTTATATTTTTATTTATATTTTTATTTAAAATAAATAATTATAATATATTATGTCTTCTTTCGATCAAACCAAATTGGGAGGAAATCACAAAGGAAAGCAACCTATGTTACATGGTCATATAGAAGGAGGTAATGACAGAGCACTAAGTCGCAGACAGTTATCGCGAGCTTTTGGAAATATGATTAATAATGGTTTAGGAACATCACCATTGCTTTATCCTAAAAATATTTTAGGACCTTTTAGAACTGCTATTAATGGTGGTGATGTTGTTACTAATACTATAGAACCTACCGATATAAAATATGGAAGACTTCCCAATCAAGTTGGCGGTAATAATTTATCACGACTACAAGTTGGCGGAGATGGAATTTCCGGTCAAAATGGAAATGCGATGTATTCTGGGAATCCCAAATATGTATATGATGGGTCCGACTACATTAGATTTAAAAAACTACAAGCTATAAATAAGACTTATAATGATAGCAGTTATGGAGGAGCAGGAAATTCACAATCCCAACATGCTATTAGTAGAGTTAGAAAATAGCCTTTTTCTAATTTTTATTAGTTTCTTATATTATAAAAAATTTCAAATATTTATAATATTATATTTATATTATAAATATGGAAGAGTCTCCCAATTTAGAAGTAGTTAATACAGAAAGCAAAGTGACGGAACCTGTTTCTGAAGTCGTTATAGAACCTGTTTCTGAAGTCGTTTTAGAACCTGTTTCTGAAGTCGTTTTAGAACCTGTTTCTGAAGTCGTTATAGAACCTGTTTTACAACCTGTTTCTGAAGTCGTTATAGAACCTGTTTCTGAAGTCGTGTTAGAACCTGTTTTAAAACCAGTTTTAGAATCTGTTTCTGAAGTCGTTATAGAACCTGTTTCTGAAGTCGTTATAGAACCTGTTTTACAACCTGTTTCTGAAGTCGTTATAGAACCTGTTTCTGAAGTTGTTATAGAACCTGTTTTACAACCTGTTTCTGAAGTCGTTATAGAACCTGTTTCTGAAGTCGTTTTAGAACCTGTTTTACAACCTGTTTCTGAGGTCGTTATAGAACCTGTTTCTGAAGTCGTTATAGAACCTGTTTTAGAACCTGTTTCTGAAGTTGTTTTAGAACCTGTTATAGAAGTTGTTTTAGAACCTGTTTCTGAACCTGTTTCTGAACCTGCTTTAGAACCTGTTTCTGAAGTTGTTTCTGAAGTTGTTTTAGAACCTGTTTCTGAAGTCGTGTTAGAACCTGTTTCTGAAGTCGTTATAGAACCTGTTTCTGAAGTCGTTATAGAACCTGTTTTACAACCTGTTTCTGAACCTGTTATAGAACCTGTTTCTGAAGTCGTTATAGAACCTGTTTCTGAAGTCGTTATAGAACCTGTTTCTGAAGTCGTTTTAGAACCTGTTTTACAACCTGTTTCTGAACCTGTTATAGAACCTGTTTCTGAAGTCGTTATAGAACCTGTTTCTGAAGTCGTTATAGAACCTGTTTCTGAAGTTGTTTTAAAACCTGTTTCTGAAGTTGTTTTAGAACCTGTTTTACAACCTGTTTCTGAAGTTGTTTCTGAAGTTGTTTTAAAACCTGTTTCTGAAGTTGTTTTAAAACCTGTTTCTGAAGTTGTTTTAAAACCTGTTTCTGAAGTTGTTTCTGAACCTGTTTTAGAACCTGTTTCTGAAGTTGTTTTAAAACCTGTTTCTGAAGTTGTTTTAGAACCTGTTTTACAACCTGTTATAGAACCTGTTATAGAACCTGTTTCTGAAGTCGTTATAGAACCTGTTTCTGAAGTCGTTATAGAACCTGTTATAGAACCTGTTTTAGAACCTGTTTTACAACCTGTTTCTGAAGTCGTTATAGAACCTGTTTTAGAACCTGTTTCTGAACCTGCTTTAGAACCTGTTTCTGAAGTCGTTATAGAACCTGTTTCTGAAGTCGTTATAGAACCTGTTTTAGAACCTGTTTTACAACCTGTTATAGAACCTGTTTTACAACCTGTACTAGAACCTGCTTTAGAACCTGTTATAGAACCTGTTTCTGAAGTCGTTATAGAACCTGTTTTAGAACCTGTTTTACAACCTGTTATAGAACCTGCTTTAGAACCTGCTTTAGAACCTGTTTTAGAACCTGTTTCTGAAGTCGTTATAGAACCTGTTATAGAACCTGTTTTAGAACCTGTTTTACAACCTGTTTCTGAAGTCGTTATAGAACCTGTTTTAGAACCTGTTTCTGAACCTGTTTTACAACCTGTTTTACAACCTGTTTCTGAAGTCGTTATAGAACCTGCTTTAGAACCTGTTTTACAACCTGTTTCTGAAGTCGTTATAGAACCTGTTTTACAACCTGTTTCTGAAGTCGTTATAGAACCTGTTTCTGAAGTCGTTATAGAACCTGTTTTACAACCTGTTTTACAACCTGTTATAGAACCTGTTATAGAACCTGTTTTAGAACCTGTTATAGAACCTGTTTTAAAACCTGTTTCTGAAGAAGACACTACAAAAACATCAAATATAGAAATATATTTTAAAGATGTGCCTTTTATAGACTATGCCAACATTTTTAATACAGAACTAAGAAATGAACCCCCGAATAAAATATTTAATTTAGAAAAAAAAACTATTATTTATAATTTTTATAATTTTTATAACTTTTCATTCTATAATAATGTTACAAGATTTAGAGAATCTATTAAAATGAAAATGAAAATGAAATAATTTATTTTATTTAATATATATAAATGCCTACATCCAAAAGCATGCCTGCGAATGGTAGCAATGTATCGGATAGAACTAGTTCATTTATTTTAGGAAGACGAGCATATAATTTTTCTTCACATAATCCTAGTAATGTGAATAAAAATATTGATTATAGTTCAGTAATAGGAAAACCATCATCTATTGTTTATGGAAAACCATTAAATAATACAAGCAACGATTTAAGAATACAAAGATTGCGTTTGTCAACAATAGGTGTCGCATCAATGCGTATAAAAGATAGCAATGATTACGTCCAATTAAATGGAAAAAATCAAGATATTAATTTAATAAATAATGTGTTATCACGAGTTAGAGGAAGCGGTTCTATTGTTTCAAAGAAAGGAAAGAATGATTGTACATTTTGTGTGTAAAATTTTATATATTTTATATATTTTATATATTTTATATATTTTATATATTTTATATATTTTATATATTTTATATATTTTATATATTTTATATATTTTATAT